AAATCCGCCGCTCCTGGGTACTGGCCAGCGGCCAGTACGTTCTCCCAGGCAAATTCAGAACGGAGGCCGCCGCCCTGGAGGCCCTGGCAGAGAAGCCCAGTTTCTACGAGTATTGGGCCGGCTCTATCGGCGCCTCGGTCGCCAACTCGATCCCAAGGGTCGCCGAGGTCTGACCACCCACACGGCCCACCGGGAGCCGTCACCAATCCCGGCCACCACCCACGACTACGCCAATGAACACACCACTCGAAGAGCAGTGTTGCGAAAACTGCCGATACTGGCACCCCCAGGCGTGCAGATGCCATCGCCATGCACCGCGACCAAGCTATGAAGAGGGTCGCAACGCATGGTGGCCAGGTGTTGCTGACGATGACTGGTGCGGGGAGTGGGTTGAGCGATGATTATCACCAATGAGGAGTATCACGCTGACCCTGCTGTCAGTGCCAGCCATCTGCACATGGTGGCAAAGTCGCCGTATCACTACTGGTCGCGCTACCTGAATCCCGATCGTCAGCCGGTAAAACCCACCGCTGCAATGCTGTTTGGCACGTTGGTCCACACCGCTGTGCTGGAACCAGATGAGCTGCGCAATCGCTATGACCTAGCGCCGGATCGCCGCACCAAAGCCGGTAAGGAACTGGCTGCTGAGATGGAATCCAAAGGCATCACGCCTGTTAGCGCTGCTGACATGGATGCAGCATTGGCGATGGCTGGTGCTGTCCGCAGTCACCAAGCCGCTGCTGAGCTGCTGCGTGATGGTCAGGCAGAGCAGAGCTTCTGGTGGGATGATGCCGACACCGGAATGCGGTGCAAGTGCCGCCCGGATTGGCTCAATGGCGCCACGGTGATTGACCTCAAAACCACCACCGACGCATCACCTGCCGGCTTCGCCAAATCCTGCGCCACCTTCCGCTACCATGTTCAGGCCAGTCACTACCTAGCTGGTCTACCGGCTGAGCGGTTCATCTTCATCGCAGTAGAGAAGACCTATCCGTATGCCGTTGGCGTGTATCAGCTCGATGCTGATGCCATGCAACACGGCAATGAGCTGCGTAAGCAGAACATGCGGATGATTGCTGATTGCCGCGCCATTAACGAATGGCCTGGTTACAGCAACACCATCGAGCCACTGAGCCTGCCCAAATGGGCATTCACCACCACCCACGACACACTGACTTCAGATGACTTCTAGTTCCCTTGCGCTCTGGTCCCCAGAGCAAAAGCAGCTGATCGCCTCGACGATCGCGCCAGGCTGCAGCGCTGATGAGCTGCGGATGTTTGCCTATGCGTGCCAACGCACTGGGCTCGACCCGTTTAGCAAACAGATCTACGCCATCAAGCGTGGCGGCAAGATGACCATCCAAGCCGGCATCGATGGCTTGCGCTCGATCGCTGAACGCACCGGCCAGCTTGATGGTTCCGAGACGTTTTGGTGCGGCGAAGATGGCGAATGGAAAGATGTCTGGCTTGGCAGCAAACCACCCGCCGCGGCCAAGACCATCATCCACCGCAAGGGCAGCCAGCATCCATTCGTAGGCGTGGCGCGTTATGCGGACTACAACGCTGGCCAAGGCTTGTGGAGCAAGATGGGCGCTGCGATGATCGCCAAATGCAGCGAAGCCCTCGCATTGCGTAAAGCATTCCCGGCTGATCTGTCTGGTGTTTACGGCTCTGAGGAGATGGATCAGGTCGAGGAGGTTCAAGCTGTCACCGTTACCGCTGAACCAGCACCGGCTGCACCGGCAGGCGACGAGAAGGTTTTCAATGCCGGCAAAGCCGCCATCGCCAAAGTTACCAGCATCGATGGACTCAAGGCGCTGCAGGAACGCATGGAAGCTCGATCGGGAGATCTCAGCGATGAGCAGATGACGCAACTGTTGGAGTTGCTCATGGCCAAGGAGAAGGAACTGACCGAGGTTGAAGAGGATCCGTTTGCTGATGACTGAACCGTACCTGACCACTGAACAACTCGCTGAGCGCTGGGGCCTGAAACCCAGCGCCATCAAAAACCAACGCACACGCGGCGTTGGTCCGCAATACTTCACCTTGCCGCGCTTTGGCACACCAGCTGGCACGCCACGGGTTCGTTATCCACTTGCCCACGTCTTGGCTTTTGAGGAAGCCAATGGCATCACACCACTGAACTGAACACCATGCTGAACATCACCGCACACGGCAACCTTGGCCAGGATCCTGAGCTCAAGGATGTCGGCCAATCGCAGGTTGCAAACTTCTCACTTGCTGCCAAAACCGGCAAAGACGAAACCACATGGATCAACTGCCAGGTGTGGGGCAAACGCGCTGATACGGCAATGCAGTACCTGCGGAAAGGATCTGCGATCACCGTCGCAGGTCGCGGTAAGGTGCGCACTTATGAGAAGAAAGACGGCAGCCAAGGCCAGAGTCTTGAGTTGAGCGTTGATCAATTCACGCTGCCGCCACGCGTATCTGCTCAGCCAGCAGCAGCAGCACCGAGCAACGAAGACATTCCGTTCTGAAAACCGGCACAGCGCACAGCTAAGCGGAGCTGAATAGGGCCGATAGTGATCTCACCGGAGGCAATCGGCCCTCCACACGGCAGCCCAGAGGCTGCGATGATCATGACCACCGCCACTGCGGTTCTGGCCACTGTTCCCGCTTCCTTCCGCGGCAAGCGTCGTGCTGCTGGTGGCGCTGAGCAGCAGCTGCGGAATCTTGAGCAGCAGTCCAGCTGCTTTACCGCTAAGCAACTCGCTTATGGCGTGCTGTATGCCGATGCCACTGGTCGCATCACCGGCACCATTTCAATGGCGCTGCGTCGCGCTACGGCATGGCAGGCAGCGCAACTGATCGCCGCCATGCACAAGGACGGATTGACCTTGATCTCTGAGGTCGCCAGCTGGCTCAACGCCAACGCCATGGCTGTGCTCGCCTGAGCCGGTCAGCAAACCGGCACAGCGCACGTTGCAACACGGCGCAGCACGGCAATAATGGGGCACGAGGACATCATCCCACTACCTCGTCAAAGCATTCACACCACCCACATGATCACCATCATCCGCAAGCAACGCCCGGTACTACCGGGCGAATTGCTCCCACCACCACCACGCAAGTACAACAAGCCAGCACCACAACTCCCGCTAATCAAATGAAACTCACCATCCCATCAAGCCAGCAACTAGGAAGTCAGATTGAATCCATCGTCCGCATCATCGCTGTCGCTGTTGCTTTTGTGTATGCCGCGGGGTTCACTTGCGGGCAAATGATCCATTGGTTATCAGCCAATCTCACGCAACTGCACACCTATCTACTGAAACCAGCGGATGAACGTTCTCACCCGCGTCCTGTTGTTATTACTGCCGACGGTAACAATCGCAGCGATCCTGCAAGCCCACATCGAGCCCGCGCTAGAGGATTTGCCACATGACCAACAAATACTACTTTGAGATCCCTGAAGCAAATGTATTTGAAGTGGTGCGTGCTGCATCCTTCACCGAAGCAAAGCAGCTAGTCGCTAAGGAATGGCTGCCCTACTGGAGCAAAATCCAATGGCTAGACCATCCGCAGACTTCGAGCCCGGCGACATCGTTTACATCCACGGCAACCGCCGCCGATGGGTTGCAATCGTTGAACGCGCAGATGTGATGACACCATTCCCGCATTACATCTGCCAAAAGGAAGACGGCAGCCAGCTGCAAATCAGCAAGTTAGAGCTATCGGCCAACCCGATCGATCCGCGTTGAGAGGGACTTGCGCCGCACACCACCCACAGGATTGCGGCGCTATCCCGTTCACACTTTAACGACAACCATGGAGACTGACTTCTTGACCACCGAACAACTCGCCGCAAGGCTTGGGTTGAAGCCTGCCACCATTAAGGGCTGGCGGTATCGCGGCATCGGGCCGCACTGGCATGAACTTGCACGTGCTGGCCGCAGCCCACGACAGCCGCGTGTGCAGTATCGACTGGAAGACGTAATCAACTGGGAGGCAACTCGTGATGACTAAACATGTCCGCTTCGTGCATTGCACGCCTGATGCTGAGCGACTCATCGTCAAGATGGCTCGCGTCAGCAATCCCAGCAATGACGAGAACTGGAAAACCGGTCCTCGGTTGCTGCGTTACCTGATTAAGCACAAGCACTGGTCGCCGTTCGAGATGGCGTCGTTGTGCGTCCTGATCGAAACCGAACGCGACATCGCCGCTCAGATCTTGCGGCATCGTTCGTTTAGCTTTCAGGAGTTTTCGACTCGTTACGCCAAGACCAAGCCTGCTGAGATTCCATGGTTTAGGCGGCAAGACCTTGATAACCGGCAGAACAGCATCAATGACATTCACCCCACGCACCAGGATGAGTTGCAAAAGAAAGCTGGGCGGTTGATTGCCGACAGCTTCTTTCTTTATGATCAGATGCTTGAGAGGGGTGTGGCCAAAGAAACGGCCAGGCGCATCCTGCCGATGTGTACGCCGACTTCGATGTATATGACTGGTACGTTGCGTAGTTGGATTCATTACATTCAGATTCGTGCCAGTGAGGAGACGCAGCTGGAGCATCGCCGACTGGCTGAGCAGTGCCGTGAAATCTTTACGGCGCAGTTTCCCGTCATTGCGGAGGCCGCATGGGCATGACTGAACCCTCCCGCCGCGAGCGCTACCTGAAGGCGCTTGAGATCGCAGAACGCCATGGCAACAAGTTCATGGCTGCAAACATCCGCGCTGAGCTGCGGAAACTCGAATCACAGGAGAACAACCAATGACTGAACAACAGCACCCCATCACCCCACCGCCTGAGCTGATAGCTAAATGGATGACTGAAGCACGGTCTCAAGATTACTGCAGCATTACCGAACAAGTTGCCTATCACGCTGCCCAATGGGGCTACGAGCAGCGCGGCGAGGTCAATGAGGCCGAGCTGCAGCAGGCCCGTGATGAAGAGCTGGAGGCGTGTTGTGAGTGGATGGCGGACGAGACGCCGACCGACTACATCAATGCACTCCGCGCCGCCCGCCGACCCAAGCCGCCGAGCTTGAAAAGACCTGGCGCTGTCGGAACTGGAGACAATCCTGAATGAGCTGCACGGAGCTAACGGTTCAATACTTACCGCTTCTGCCATCCGCCGCGCACTGGAGGCACTTCCTAATGACTGACCAACACCCACTGACTGACGAAGTAATTGGCAAAACGTTCAATTTCTCTGGAGAGTACACAAGTCGTTGGTACGACGAAGAAGACATGCGTGCCGCTGCTGATTGGCAGTTGGAGCAGGTGATTGAGTGGTTAAAAACTAATACTGAAGATTACTTAATGGAAGATTACGTAATGGAAGATTATTACATCACTTATTTTCTCACGGAAGCGTTTATTGACGACCTCAAAAAAGCAATGCGCCCCACCACCACACAGGAGAACAACCAATGATACGCCTGCGAACTGACAAAACCTTGATCAGTGCGTCTACTCTAGTCTCACGCAAAAAAATAATGAACGCACTCTGTCCTGAATTTTTTACCCAGCAAATCAAGTCAGAACTAGCGCACGATATCGCCACACAAATCCTTAAGCAGGTAGAGATTACAGAAACCGAAGATATGGAGACTGATATGATTAGGTACTCGGCAGAGTTTCACTGCTTGACAGATAAGCAGCTCTTGGACGTTGTGCAAAGGGAGGTTATGGAAAGGGAGGTTATGGAAAATCAGTTCCGCACGATGCTACTTCAAACACAACAACATCAACAGGAGAACAACTGATGAGTAAACAACACCCACTTACTAGCAAGATCTGCGAAGAGATTGCTCCTTGGCCTGTGCGACATCCTGCCGCTTATGACTGCATGCGTGCCGCTGCTGATTGGCAGTTGGAGCAGGTGATTGAGTGGCTTAACGAAACAATCTTCGAGCGTGGCAGCAGCTTAGAAGCGGTAAACATCCCCGAAGAACTTGAAAAAGCAATGCGCCCCACCACCACACAGGAGAACAACAAATGACTGACCAAAACCGAATCACATTTGAAGAGGCTCTGAAACTTGTTGAAGGGCATGTTTATGGGACAATCAACGGTTGTAGATACCAGTACGTTGAAACCCCCAGGGAGAAACTCAAGCGCCTAATTGAAGAAGGTGCCCACAAGTCACAACTACTCGAAGCATTGAATCAACTGGAGGACAACTGAAGACCTAGCCGCTTACCAGCGGCTTTCTTCTTCAATGTACACTTCGTTCAACATTTAGATGACTGACCAACACCCACGCAACCTGATCCAGCGGCTGGCTGAGAAGCTGGATCTCTTGCACTGCCAGTACAACGTCCCCAATCAGTCGGCACTAATTGACGAAGCTTACGCCTACCTCTCCCAGCCCGAGCCGGAGGAACTCACGGATGAGGAGATTCTTGACCTGTCTCAAGAGCATCAAGTTTCCTACACCATGTGCGACGGGGGCGTGATTTATCCGTTACAGGCAGGCGCAAACATGAGAGACGACGTGCTGTCTTTCGCCCGCGCTGTCATTGCCGCTGATCGCGCCCGCTGGGGCCGCCCTGCTGTCCAGCCAATCCCGGTAAGCGAGAGGCCCTGGGAGCGTGAGGGGTGGTGTGACAACAATGGTTGGTGTTGGTGCTTTGACGCGGACGATACAGATCCCTTCTGGTCATTCGACCGTCCAGAGGCTTGGGTTTGCTGGACCCATGTGCTCCCCCACTACGCCCTACCGATACCGGAGCCCACCACACAGGAGACACCATGACCACTGACACTGACCGACAACCATCTTTTGAGCGTGGGTGCCAAGGCAAAGCAAACCTTGGCAACAAGACTTACAAGCAATCGGCAGACAAGTTCGCTAAAAAGCATGGCAAAAATTATTCAGTTTATCGATGTCCTCATTGCGGAGGTACTCATCTGACCACTAAACCTGTTGACAACAGTTATGCCCCTATTCTTTACAAAACCACCACACAGGAGGACAACTGATGACTAACCAACACCCACTGACTGACAAACTCTGCGAATTCCACCAAGAGCTTTACGCCAACAGCATGATGAGACATTACGCCAACTACATGAGGAGAACCCCAATGACCAACCAACACCCACTGACTGATGAGGCCATCGAAGAGATCTCTGATCTCTATGAAGACAGCCTCTGCTACGACTATCCCATTTCAATCTTTAGACAAGACATGCGTGCCGCTGCTGACTGGCAGTTGGAAGAAGTAATGAGAAAGGTAGAGCTGAAGCTCAACGAGTGGCGTATACAGGGATACGTCGCCGGGGCAGACGCATGTGAAGACTTTTTCAAAGAAGTTATGCAAGAACTACGCCCACAACAACAGGAGGACAACTGATGACTGAACAAAACCAAATCCCACTCGAAGAAGCCCTCAAACTTGTTGATTTTGAGTTTATCGAGGGAGCATGGCGTGTTAAGCACGTCAAATGCAATGTCTGGGGCGATGTCAGGTGGGATGTCTTTGGCACCATCAACGGACGCGAATGGCAATTTGCTGAAACCCCCAGGGAGAAACTTGAGCGCTTGATCAAAGAAGGTGCCCTCAAGTGGCAACTACTCGAAGCAGTCCATCAACTGGAGGACGACTGATGACTGAACAACACCCACTGACTGTCGACCTTTGCTGCCAAATCTGGCAAGACAACAAAGACAACTGGCTCAAGTGGCAAGAACCCTGTCCATCTACTCGACGAATCATGCGTGCCGCTGCTGATTGGCAGTTGGAGCAGGTGATTGAGTGGTTGCGCCACAACTTGGACCTGGAACAACGGGGCGTTGATTACGTTGTTGGAAACCTTCGAGAAGCTATGCGCCCCACCACCACCACACCGGAGAACAACTGATGCCATTTTTCCAGAAAAAGCCAGTCGTCATTGAGGCGCGGCAACTGACCAAGGACAATCTTGACGAGATCATCGCTTGGATTAAATCCAATGGCAAGTATTGCTATCGAACGAGGTGTATCCCACCACTGGTAATCCAAACCCTTGAAGGTGACCATCAAGCCCGGATTGGCGACTGGATTATCAAAGGCGTGAAGGGTGAGTTCTATCCTTGCAAGCCTGACATCTTTGAGATGACCTATCAACCTCTGATTAAGCACAATGACTGACCAACGCCCCATCAGCTGGAGCACAGATGAGATATTCATTCCGTCTGGACCAGTGCACATCGATGCAGCCAGGATTGAAAAAAACATTCCTGACATTTACCGCCTGGTGCGCTTCCGAACCGACGAAGGTCAAGTCCATCTGAAGCTCCAGGGCTATTTCACATGGAGTCAGGGATTCAAATCCGGCGGCGAATGGAAGGACATCGAAACCGTAGATGCCGACGACCTTAGCGATGACAAGCCGTATGGCCGGCTCACTTAGTGCAACTGACTCAAAAAAGCAATGCGCCCCACCACCACCACACCGGAGAACAACTGATGGCAACCATCTCTGAAAAGTATATCGGCAACCGCGAAGTACACATCAGCCCCCGCGGTGCTAAATACATCATCACCGATAATGGCCGCAAACTCTACATCTCAAACACCAACAAAACCTACCGTCGCAGCTTCAAACCACGCCCTGGTGCATTCGCTCGTTTCCTAAATGCACAAAACTCGGTATAGCCAGTGCATAAGCTCAAGCAGTGCCATTGCCGCCGATTTTGACTCTTGGCGAATTGGCGAAACAAGAGTAAGCAGCCAAGCTGCGACGCCTTGACCCCATTTCTTCTATAGTGAGGGCACTGAACCGCATCGTATGGCGGCAGTCGAACAGCTGAAGTTCACCTGCCGCCGGTTGCGTCGTTGCCGTGAGAAGCTGCCTGCTGATCTGCTCTACCGCGACGAGAACAGCGGTGAATTGTACTGCAAGTCTGGGCATTGCCCCAAAGGCAAGGGCGACACGCAAGAGGCACTAACGCAGCTGCAGATAGAGAACCGTCGATTACGGGAACAGGTGCGCGGCCAAATCAGTGATCAAGACAGGCTGCTAAGCAAAGTTGAAAGCCTGCAAGAGCAGCTGGCTACGGCACTGGAGATCCGTGACATTGAACAACCTGCATCGCTTGTTGTAGACACCACAGGTCAACGCAGCGAAACAGTGCCGCTGCTGCTGTGCTCAGATTGGCACTGCGGCGCTGTGGTGGATCCTGCGACGGTCTGCGGCCTGAACCGCTACGACGTAGACATCTTCCACGAACGTGCCGGCGCTCTGTTCCGCAACACACTGCGGGTTGTACGGATGCTGCGCAGCGCAGCCGAGGTGCGCCGTTGCATCATCTGGCTTGGTGGTGATCTGATCGACAACTGGCTGCATCCTGATCAGGTTGAGACGCAAATCTTGAGCCCGACGCAGCAGCTCATCGAATGTGAGCGCGCCATCGTTGCTGGCCTTGATCATCTCCTAGAGCATGGCGACTTTGAGCAGATCATCGTGCCCTGCTCCTTCGGGAACCATGGCCGTACCACCGACAAGATGCGAGCGGGCAATGCCGCGGCCACCAGTTACGAGTGGCTGATGTACAAATCCCTCGCCCGCCACTACCGCAAAGAACCCCGCATCACATTCGACATCAGTGACGGCAACATTCATTACGTCAACGTGATGAATCACCGCCTCCGCTTCCACCATGGTGACGCCATCAGGTATGGCGGCGGTGTTGGAGGCATTACCATACCGCTGCAAAAATGGATTTACCGCCAAGACCAAGGCATTAAGGCTGACCATACCTTTATGGGTCACTTCCATCAGCTGACGATGGGCCAGAACTGGTCAGTCAACGGCTCCCTGATCGGCGCTACGCCGTATGGCATGAAATTGGGTTTTGCGCCAGAACGTCCGCAGCAGCTGCTCCGTTGCATCGACTCAGAGCGAGGATTCACGATTTCAGCGCCCATCCTTACTGATTAGGTGGATCACTGCATCGATGGCTGCTACCTTGTGCCACGTCGTCACGCTAAGCGTCAATTCAGGCAATCGATACTCGAAGCATGGGAACACCGCTGCGCTTACTGCGGCAATCCAGCGACAACGCTGGATCACGTCAGGCCACGCAGCAAAGGCGGACACACTGACCGAGCGAACTTGATAAGCTGCTGCGCAAACTGCAACTCACGCAAGGGATCTGATGACTGGGTAGCGTGGTTCCGGCTGCAACCGTTCTGGACCGCTGAAGCTGAAGGCACTATTTGGTTGTGGTTGCACCAAGATCAGTGCTAAGATTCGCCGGTCTTCCCCACCACCCACTGATGCCTGAGGTAATGCGCGATTATCTTAATGCGATCGGCAAGTATCCACTGCTGACCACGGATCAAGAGATCAAGCTGTCCAGGCGCGTCAAGCGTTGGCAGGATCTGCGTGATAAGCCTAACCCGACCAATACTGAACGCCGTGAGATTAGATCTGGGCTTCGCGCGCGTGAGGAGCTGGTCAAATGCAACCTCAGACTTGTGGTGCATGTAAGCCGTACTTTTGCACCACGAATCCGTGGCGCTGCCATGGATCACATGGATTTGATTCAAGAAGGTACGGTCGGATTGCAACGCGCAGCGGAGCTGTTTGATGGTGCACGCGGCTATAAGTTCAGCACCTATGCCTATTGGTGGATCAGACAAGCGATGAATCGCGGAATTGAATCGTATGACCGTGCTGTAAGAATACCAACCAATGCGCTGGAGAAAGTTAACCGTGCATTCAAGATCAAAAACGAATACAGGCAGGCTCATGGTGTGCTGCCAACACTAGATCAAGTAGCCGAGATCATGGACATGAAGCCAAGTGATCTGCGGTTAATCATGGAACGCTCAACAATGCACACCAGCCTTGATGCACTTACCAAAGAAGATGGATCGCCGCTTGTTGATATGTTATCCGATAGTGAGGATTTGTACGATGATGTCAATGATAAAAAGCGGCAAGCCGGGCTTTATTTTGCCTGTGACCAACTGGACGACTTCGATCGAGACATCATCGTAAAATACTTTGGATTGTTTGATAATGAACCGACGACATTAAGGAAGATTGCGCAGCAGCATAATGTATCGCGCGAACGCATCAGACAGCGCCGTGATCGCGCATTTATCAAGATTAGGCGCGCATTAGGTAAGACAGCTACGTTTGAATGTCAAGGCACGCTGCCATTGCTTCAAGTTCAATGATCCGGCCAGTGGCTTGCTTCAGTAGCTTTTGCTGATGGTGATTTTGACGGATCAGGCTTGAGCACAACTGCCGGATTTGATCGCTGCTGCCTTGATGCAATGGCGTCCGTGCTTGCTTCTCTAGGGTGAGTTGCTCCTCAACCGGGAGTTCAACGATCATCCATTGAGCCCAACCCATGAAACCTCCATCAATCGAAAAAGTAAATGACGTGTGGCGCGTCACCTATGCTGGCATGATAAAGGAGCACCGCCAAGAATGGCAGGCTCGTGTGTTTTACGAGCAAGCAATTCAGCTTTACTCTGAACGCATGAAGCGTGTGTTTTAACCTTTACTTGCGGCTACCTTGACGTCCTCGTTGTATCTACCAGTCTCAGAGTAGTCCCGAAGTGGTGATGCGCACATTCTGTGAAACACCATCTGGCCAATTTTCAGGCCAGGGTATAGCGGCAAGTCGTGAAATCTGCGTGCATTTTTGAGTTCAAGCGTGAGCTTACTGCCATGCCAGCCTGGATCGCAGAATCCCGCAAGCATGTGCTCATACCCTTCGCGTGCGCGGCTTGATTTCAACACAAACTGCGCGGCGATAAGTCTTGGCAAGTTGAATGTTTCTAGCGTTTCAGCTAAACAAAATTCATTCGGCAGCAACCAGTACGGATGCTCTGCGGTGCGTTTGCTGATGTCAACCTCTACCAGCTCGCGTTGATCGGCAACTTCGATCATCAAATGATTGCCGAGTCTTACATCAATACTGGCGGGGTTGACAAGTTCAAGGTCAAACGGTTCAACCATCGCGCCTTGTTCTGCATGGTGTTGGATCTGCCAATCACTCAGGATCACGCTTCAAAATTCAGGCTTCACTAGGATAGCCCAGCCGGTGCTCAGACCGTCAACTTCCCAACGCCGCGGCAAGTTCTTGCGGCTGTATTCAACGTGAACACCAAGGGAATCGGAGTTGCCAATGCAGCAGGTCCAGTGGTCACCACCGCGTGGTGCGGCAGAGGGGCCATGATGCAACCAACCGACGGCAACATGCGCCCTTTTAAGGTCCGCAAGGTCAACGCCCCAGATGTTTTGAATGTAACTGGTTCAACTATTGCTTTATAGCTTCGCACGCTTTTTTATACAGTGCTAGGCGGTCTTCGATGCCGTTGTACCCACCGTTGAGAATTCGGGTTACTTGGTAGACATCAGTGCCTTCACAAACGGCTGCCCAGTTGTTTTCTTCGATCCAGCAGACTGCTGAGAGGAATGGGTACTGCTCGGCGACGTAGTTAGCGCCTTCTTGCATAACCTTGTCGTCGGTCATGCCGTTACGTTCCAGCCAGTTGCTGAAACGCTGGTAGTTGTAGCGGCCAGTTAGTTGGATTGCGCCGCCGCCAAAAAAGATTTTGCCGTCACCCGGGCCGTTGCCTAAGTCGCTGCGGTTGTCGTACATGCGGGTGAAGTAATCGTCGTCGCCTAGCTCCTTCATCCAGCGGTAGCGACCGGTTTCGTGGGCCGTTTGCGAAATTAAGTGGCGGCGTTGCTGGACGCTGGTCATTCCAGTGCTGTAGATGAGCTTGTTTAGGTCGCTCATGAACTTGTCGTCAAACTGGCTTGGTTTCCAGCCTGAAACAGCGGCAACTTGTTTGCGGCTGACGAGCCACTTACCCTCTTTAGGGGCAACGGCGGTAGACCAGGTTTTGTACCACTCTTGATCGCGATCGAAGCAATCTGGACAGAAGTACAGAATTTGTTGCTCAAGTTCAAGCAGGCCAGCCGTTTGGTGGCCGAGCTTTTTGTAATACTTGAACAGATCTAGAAGACGGATCGACTTCATGTCACTTTTTGATTGAGCGCAATGCGGTAAAGATCATCTGGATCACGCTGTTGTCCTTCAGAGGCGACAGGGCGATGATCTCAGATGCGGCGGCGACCACAATCCAAGTAATCGGCGAGGCGAGGATTGCTTCGAGGTGCATGAGAATATATGGCTTGTGACCTGATCCTAGCGCCCGACGTCGCCCCAGATGCTGCCTTTGTTTTCCAATACAGTAATCCTTTCGCCATGCTCATTGAGCTTTGTGTAGATCGCCTTTCGGTCTTCCTTCATATCCTGATGCAACTCCTCCAGCTTTCCAGCAATCGATTCAACAGCAGATGTGAGCCTGATTACAGCTTCACGGGATTCTGTGTTGCGCTTGGCGGCACCTGAAAGGGTCATAATCGCCCCAGTGCCGCCGACGCCTAGTAACGCACCGAGAGCCGCTGCCATTAGCTCAATCACAGTCGGTCCTCGGTGCCTCCTACTGCAGTTTAGCTCCAGGGCACTCCTGCAGCTTTTGATGGTGCGTGCTTTTCGTCGAGTTGTGCTTGAAGAGCAGCTTCAATTTTAGTGACCTTTTCTTCACCAAGGTTAGCGATTGCCCAAGTAAAGGTGGTGGACATGATGAAATGATGCTCAGTTGGCAGTGTAATAAAAAAGCCCCATGACGACATGGGGCGGTTTACGCGCTAGGGAAAGTAGAGAGTAGGACTAGCCCGCTTCGGCGAAACGCTGCTGTTTTAGAGGTTCAGTAATAATGCGACCATTCTCATCTGTCCAGTTAGTATCAAGCATATGCTGATCCTTGCGTTCTCCAATTACCATCCAACAAACATCGGCGTCAGAAGCAGGATCTTGCGCTTTAATAGTTAAGATATTGCCGGATACTGACCCGCGAACAGCAGTCCAGTCGGATTCGTTTGACGTAAAGCAGCACGCGTTTGTGCATAGAGCCTCGAATGTACCTTCCGTAATTCGTGCCGCTTCGTCAAGATTCACAGTGGCAACGCCATTTACGAGTTGAACATTTCCACGGTAAATAAGATCAGCTTGTGGACCCTCAATGAATGAATGGACTAGGTGATGGGCTTCCTTCTTCTCTGGTAGTGGATGATCAATCCTAAAAGAGCCTGAACCTTTACTAAAAGCGCCAACTACTGTTACATCGCCATTACCGGCGATATAAACACGGCCAACACCATTGGTGCTAAAACCAAGCTCGTCAGCAGCTGCGAGAAAAACCCCAGTATTGTTGTCAGAATCAAATGAAAAAGCTGGCGCAGCAGCAGTGCCGTCACCAGCATTTTCAAGCAGATCCGCGATCGTAACTTTTTTGGTTACATCTGCGCCAACATCAACAATCGCGAGAACATCAGTGCTTGCCGGATTGGTCTACGCGGCAAGATCTGTGATTTTGACGTTGGCCACGGTCGCTGATGCACTACTGATAGTTTGAGTCTAGCTTTAACTCCCAAGGAAGCTCGCGGGCAGTGATGGGGTTGGCGTATTCGCTCTGCAAGCTGTTTTGGATAGACGTTAATTGATCGCCTAGCGTCTGCTCGACGAAGCCGACCATTTGCTCCTCGGTGATGGCGTCATACTCGGTGAATAACGCTGGATCAGCAGGCGCGAAGTCCACGCTGCCATAGTGATACACCCATCGAGATCGATCAGCGGTGCAACCGATGCGGTAGTCAACACTGACCATCACGTCAGCAAGGTCGCCTTGCTTAGCGGCAACGCGCAGGTTTTTGAAGGTCCAGGAATACATCATGGTGATCAGAGAACAATGGTCCGGTGGGCGGTGCGAACGTCATCAACGTCAATACCTTGCCTGATTGTCCGCACTCGGACATTTAAGTCGTTGAAATCAGTATACGAACCAATGTCTCCGGGTGAAGTTACGCCCGAATCGATAGAAGGCAGATCACCGCTGCTTGCTACCCTGAAAATAGTTGTAGGTGTATCTGTGCCAAAATCTGTAATCTCCCAACCCAAGCTATAGATCAATCCAGTAGTTCTAACGTTTGCGCTTGCATTTGCGATTGTGTTGTAATTTCCAAATTTACCTTCAAATCCAGAGCTGCCAGTTGGGCTTACCCAATATTGGCTCCAGCTTCGGTTTGTGGTCCCGGCAAATGTAGAGAATTTATCAAAAATAGCATTAAAGCCAGGCCCCAGTTCTCTCCAGTAACCGGATGAGCCAGCAGCAGAAGACACATTACTTGCAATGGCTGGAGTCGCTTCTGTATTAAAAAGCCTGATGTTTGACCAAGGATTATTGTACACCAGTGTATTGGTGCCAACCGTGCCAGTTGCGCCTAAAGCGGTGCCAAATCGCACAGAAATTTCACTATTTCCTTCGCATGTAAATAAAATAGGCGCAAAGCCAGATAGCTCATAAGTCGCAACATCGTACGAGCCTGCAAATGAAGATCCGTCTCGGAGCTTAATGTTTGAGTAGCTGCCTGTATTTTGACTGCTATCTACTCGCACATTCCCCATCAAGCAAAGGCCGGATACATCTACCTCTTCCGCCCCTAGGCTGATAATACCGCCGCTCGTGTTGCGAAGGTCGCCACGAATTGCATCATCCGCAGGCGTCATTGCGCCAATAGCTACATTGGCTATTGTTCCTTGCGATTCAAATTTAATGACCGGAAAAGCACGCATCCCGTAAATCTGCCCTGCTGTGCCCTCGATATTTGCAGCATCAACAGCTTGAGCCCTTATGTAATAATTAAAAGCATTACCAAAATCAGCAATAGCCAATGCACGCCAGTTCGCGGGATCTGTCCTATCCGCTGAAACATAGTCACCAGTAGAGCCAAACCAGCTATCAGGCACAGTACTGCTATTTAATGTTTGCTGCGCTCCCCACCACGCAACTCCTGTGATAGTCGAGCGTCGCTCGAACGTAAAACGGAGCCCACTGGTGAATATAAGGAGTGCAGTTTGTCCCGTGCTTTTGTACAACTGGATTTGTTCGATTTTGGTAATAAATGTAGGCTGCCGTGTGTGGTCGTAAAAATTGGCTGCATTAAACGGCGTGGTGCCGCCGTTTGCGGCATTGTTTAGGTATCCTTGCGTTGAAAAATCCCACGCTGTAATCCTTGCTTCCATCGTAAATGTTTTAGTGCCGGATTCCAAGTAAAGGCCAGGGCCGATACGGAATTCAACAATTTCACTGGGGCTAAATGTAGCAGTCGCGTAGCTTATTGCAGCCGAAAGAGATCTTGCTGGTTGATTGCTGCTTCTGCTCCACTTTGATCCATCCCACGCCATGTTTACGTTCGGCGGTTCGTCGAGTAACTGCTGCACCGAAGCGTCTCGACCATTGACGGGATCGACGTAAACGTATTGCGTACCACTGCGGGCGCTGAGCAGATTGTTAAAGTTTTTCCAGTAGTTCAGCCCTTGCAGCGTAACCGCTTCAGGTGATGCGTTGATGGCAGCATCGTTTGACGCGATAGAGGTGCTTTCTAGGTCAGAAATGCTGGCGAGCCTGACGAATCCGAGGTCTTCGTCAGTGTTGCCTGCTGTAGCGGAGCCAACTGTCGGCAAGCCGCTGATCGTGCCAGTGATGTTGAGGTTTTCAGCGGTCAGAGTATCTGTAACGTTGAGGTTCTCAAACTCGGTTTGCGCGATGATGTCAATGCTGCTGCTGCCGATATTTTCGACAGTCAGCGTTGAGCCAGTCTCGATGTCCTCAAGGCCGCGTGGTGTGATATTGAATCCGTTCTCGTTGCTGCCTTGCGGTACGACGCGACCACCAGCTTCGTTGGTGAAGTAATAGGTGAAGGCGTTTTGCGGGCCAAGGTCTTTCTGCGCTGCCGGGATGGCTTTGGAGTAGTTCAGGAATCCGGCCCATTCCCAGGCGTGGCCGTATAGGCGCAGTGTGCTTGGGCGGCGAAATTCGATAGCCCAGTTGCCACGTCCGGTTGCCGCTCCACCTGATGGTGCGTTCGGGAAATCGGATGCGCTGGTTGGATCCAGCAGCCGATCAGCAGCAGCTTGCGGCACCAATGCAGCATGGGCTTGACTGCTCGTCAGCCCGATCGCAACCAAGAAGGCGTGAACGCCTTTGTAGTCGGTGGAGCCGCGATACTCATCAGCAGCCCAGACGCTCGACCAGTTAATGCTCAGATCTGTGCTGTATGGATCGGTGTCAGTATCGGTGTCGATTGTAATCTGCCGCGACTCTTGCGTGGTCGGATCTTCGGCGTCGTAATCCGATGCCGTGTGGACATAGGTTTCAAACCATGATCCAGGATCAGGTGATGCAGTTGCTGCATAAACATCCCGAGTGGCGACGTAATGCTTGCCGTCGGCACGCACCACTGAGCCAGCGGTGTAGAAGTCGCCGTTGCTGTATGTCGTGCTCGGTGCAGAGCGCCGCAGCGTGAATTCTGTCGAGGTCGTTACGCCAGCTTCGTTGCCTGCGCCAGCATTGCTGACAGCAAAGATCTCGGTGCCGGTAGTGGTGAACTCACGGCTGATGGCGCCATTGCTGCGAAGCGGATCAGTTTGAACGATGAAATTACGCTGCGGCAATCGGGCCGAAGCGGTGTTGTTGGCGAGGATCGAAACGCGGCGTTCGTTTGGCGTGCGTGTATCAACCAAGCGACGGATGTAGACACGCTTGCCGAGCAGCAGATTGGTGCCGTCCTCAGTCGTTGCATCAGTGCCGTCAAAGGCGGAGCTGATGTCGATTTCATCCGGTGCGCTGGATTGCCATGCGTTTGAGGCAAGTGGTGCGTACCACGGATCTCCCAGCGGATTCTCGATCCAGATGTAAGTGCCGCTTGCAAATGAATAACCGTCTTGCAATAGAACAGACGGCGTATCGCTCGATGTTGGGTCAGCAGCAAGGTTGGCATCAAGCGTAATTTTGCTTGACGTAACAGCGCTAGTCGTACCAAGGTAGATGTAGCGAATGTTGCCGGTTTTTTCTTGCAGATCAAGCGGCACGCGGATGCCGCTGACGGCCCAGTTGGTGTCGCTCGGGAATGCGGTACTTTTGTAGCCTTTGCTGTATGCGGCGCAGCCGCCGAACGACGAGTTGCTGTTGGTTACGGTAATTTCTCCACCGAGATCGGTGAAGTGGTGAATCCCTTGGCCGATGGCAAAGACTGATACCTCTTGGATGAAGGCATCGTTGATGGCGCTGATGTGGCGGCTCAATCGAGCCGGATTCATGCGCGTGTTATCAGGGTCCGCTGCGATGTACTGCTCATAGGTTGGCTGTACCCAGTTGCTGCCGTTATAAATCTGCCAGCAGCTCATGTCTTTCTGCAGGCTCACACCAGTGAAATTGGCGCAAACCATGGACTTGAGGCCCTCGACCTTCGAGCCATCCATGAACGCACCACCCATGCCGTAATTGGAACGGATGGAAACGTTGAAGATGTAAGGCGAAGCGCTGCTGATGGTATCCCACGCAGCGGTTGGAGTTTGGGTTTGATCGATCGGACCAACGATCTGGTACTCGGTGCCGCGTGTAACAGTCAGCGCCGAAGCGAGGTCCGCGCCGGAGCCAACGGCGCTGAAGGTCTTGGCGTAGAAGTCGTCAAGTTCAGCCTTGCTGGTGAACTGATAGGCATCCAGCAGGTGGTGACTGGCCTCAAGGCCAATCTTGTCCATGACGGTGTGGCCGAAGAAGTAACCTGTGCCAGTGATCTTCAGCATCCCGTGCCGGTTGCTGTAATCCGCTGCTTCATCGGCAACAGCAGGCACCCAGTTGGGGCGGATGGTGGTTTTGCGAAGGTCAGGGCCACATAAGCTGCAACCGCGAGGCAGCAACACACCACCAACAGTGGCGGGGTTGAACTTGATCAGATCCGCAGTGGTCGGATTCCTGTAAGCGCCCCAGCTTGCGATGCTTGTGCTGGCTTGCCCAGGATCGTTGTACAGCGTATGAACACCAGCGCTGAGCACGATGCTCACGCAGTCCACATGCGCGGCAGGATCAGTAATTGTGTACCAGTTTTTGCTAGTGATGATCGCCGCTTCGATGACGGCGCGGTTGATGGTTTTGAACGGACGCTGGGGCGTGAAGCCGCAGGTGAGGCGTTGCTTTTCGAGGCGCTTCAGCTTCGATTCAATGATCTCGGCTTGCGTGACGCCGGTCTCGTAGTCGTTGTACGAACCACCAACGAACTCGTCGCTACCGGTGTAAGGGTTGACGTAAAGCGTAAATGGGGCGTTGAGCGGATCGGCTTGGGCGGAGTCACCGGCTGATACTACAGCGTTACCGGCGATCTGCTTGACCATATCGGTCAAGGCCGCAATCTGGCTGCGGAACTCACCTTGGGTTGCGTTGATGTCGCTCAGCGAACCATCGTCACCGGCAAATTCCAGACTCGCCACGTTACTTTGGCACTACATGGAGTCATCGTAGCACCGTGGAAATCAGGCTGCTACTTTGATCTTGATCTCGGATGTGGCTACAAAGTCAGCCGTACCAGCAATTATCTCAGTAGCGCGGGTGTTAAGACGAGTGTTGGTCAGCAGGATGTCGCACTCGTAATAGACTGAACCATCGATGCGCGGCGATGGCGCTGAGCGATCCTTGTAAATATAAAATCGCGCTTTGGTATTGCATTGATTCTGAGTTAATAGCACCAACCTGAGCAACGCAAGGCCATCCTCCTCAGTATCGACGCTGCTGTGCTCAGCCATGAATTGCAGGCTACCAGCGCCACGTACCAGGGACTTGATGTTTTCGCCGAAGGTTTCGCCGATTGCGGTGGTATCGAGGTTGCTGGCATCGATGCTCATGGCCCACTCTGCAAGGTCGCATTGCAGCTTCCAGTCACGGTTTTCACACACAACGCTGAAGCCAGCAGGCAATGTGATCGCTGATTCGAGGCGTTGCTCAGAATCAGGCAGCGTCAGCGGCTGGATCGAATTGGCTGCAGTATCGATTGCGCTGGTGTAGCTCGCGTCGTTGTCGTAATGCGCGATGATGAAATTCGATGGCTTGACGGCGATCAGCGATTTTTCGGTGCCAGTTTCGGAATGCGCTGCGCCCTCGGTGGTCCACAGCTTGAGGCGATCCAGCACATCGCGGCTCATGTAGCCATCAATCTGTGTTGTCAAACCTGTCGTGGCGGTGGTGTTATAGCGATCGTTGTCGTCTGCTGTGAACTGATCGTAGAACGGTGCGCCATCCGTCAATCCGCCGACATAGAAAGCCAACGCTGGGCCTGCGTCCCAAGCCGAACCACGGTAAAAGCCATGGCCGTCAGGGCAGTCTGCGTAACCGTCACCGTTGACATCAAATGGGACGCCATCGGCAGCGGCGATAATGATGCGGTCACCGGCCCAGTAAGCCTGATTGGCAAGTGAAATGCTGCCAGCGTTCAATCGAGCAGAAGTCAGCGCCATTGCATCCGGGATTTCCCGGCTGATGTCAAGGACACCGCCGCTGCCGAGTACTGCCATCAGAAGCTACCGCTGGGCGCGCCGCTGAAGGTAAACGAGATCGGGATGCTGACAAGATCACCGACGCTGACGCTCGTGCCAGCCTGAGTAATCAAAGCGTTGCCGGTAATTGTGCCATCAGTAGTCGAGGTATCCAGCACCATTGAAATGCTGTTGGTCGAGGTTGAATCGCTCAGCAACCTATTGATTACTGCGCGGGTTGCAGTATCGGCTGCGTCGTAAAGCAAAGTGCCGCTGCCTGTTGTGCCACGGATGCCATAGGCATAGGTGCGATCGTTCTGCCCAATGCCGGTTGTTTCGAGCGCATCCCTAGCAAACGTGATGGATACGTCGCGCACCTTGGCGATAGCCGTACCATCAAGCCTGAGTTCGGCGGTAGCGCCTGTCTTGACAGCCATCAGTCAGACCTAAGTTCAGCAATCAATTCAATCTTAACAGTGCTGATGCCAGGCGCCACGCTTTCAACAACTGGTGCTGCTGCGTAGGTCCATTGTGTGCCTGCCGTTGCACTTAAGACCTCAGCTTTCATGTCAGCCGACATTCCATCAAACATCAAATCCGTCGATTGAATGCCGTTACCACTTGTTGTCTCTAGGTAATCCAACCCACCTTTTGTCTGCTGCCAGCTATCAATGAAGTCCTCAGCTACGTCATCAGGGATGTTTGCATAGGTCAAACTCAGCGAACCACCGCTAGCCAGACTGCCCCAAAGTCTTTTGCTGCGAACACCTGACTGGCTTGTTGCAGTCGTGATCGGCCACTTACCAGCACGAAAGCTGCGGCTGGTTGGTGCTCGTTGAACAGTCAGAACAGGCATTGCTTTTACGAAATCTCCCAGTTGCCAGCGGTATCGAAGCCATCAGCAACCTCAAGGACGCCGGAGCTATTCACGGGCATGCGCATTGCTTCTATTGTAAATGTGCCCTCATCATCTGGCGTGATCCGCTCCACTTGGTACACGCGCACTTGAGTAGCGGGCAGCTTGACGGTGAAGACAATGCCGGTTGGCGAACCAGTCTTGCCGCTGTTGCTGACAGTCAGCGTTGCATCTGCTGGTGGCGTGCCTTCGGTGCCATCCCATGCGACCACGTTGTAAGTGCCATCGGATAATGCCTTTGTGCTGACCAATGCGCCCTCGGGTGTGACTACACCGTTGTTGAACTCGTCGTACTCGGTTTCGTCCATGGCGACTTTGATGTAATCACCAGGCGCCAAGCCTGCAGTCAGGCCATCGTGCATGGTTTTGAAGGTGATCGTATGGGTCGGGATGCGACGCATCCTGATCAGGAATTTTGCAGCATCGATCGCATGAGCTTGGCTGGTGCAGTATGCCGACATGTCGAGCTGCTCGATCGGATCGGTGTCAGAACCACCTGCGGCGTCGGATTCGCGCACCAACACTTCACGCACCACTGGGAACAATCCCAGACTGGTCAGGTCGTTGCTGGGACGTTCCTCGCGGTAACGAACGGAAACCTGAATCGGATCGCGGTCTTCAGGATCGAAGTATTGAAGCTGGAAGCTGCCTTCTGCGATGTTGCCTGCGGTGAACAGGCCAGCGATTGACACAGCAGTGAACGAGATAGCAGGGCGCAAGAAGTATTTGCCGTCAATCTCACCGAACTGCAGCAAGTGCGTGGCTGCTAGATCTGCTGCCCATTGTCTGATGTTGATCGGTTCTGCGACGGCAGCATCGTAGAAGTATTTGCGGTCCAGGCACCATTGCGCGGCAGTTGCAAACTCTGTGGTGTCGATCATGTAGGACTTGATCAACGAACCAGCGCCATAGCGGGTGTCGGTCATCAGGTCATACAACACATCCGGGAACAGATGGGTGGCGCCAGATCCGCCGAGCATCAGCGTGCATTCTTTGCCGCCTGTGACATAACTAGAGAACTGCGCGAACTGCTGCCATTCCGCTGATGAACGGATGTTGATGCCGACAAGGGCAAGATCGTCATACAGCGGTGCGCTGTCATTCGGAACGATCTCATTGACATAGACGATCTCGTGCTCAGGGCCACCCTCAGCGGTTGTTGAAATTTCAGGGTAAACAAACATCTCAGCCAACTTGGCATAGTCGTCGATATAAGTATTTGTGTCAACTTTGGGCAATCCATCGTAAGTGCGGGTGTTTCCGCCTCCTTCGGAGTATGAGTACGAGTCAGGCAGTGCCGCTTCAGCGTTGCCGTAGTTAATGCCAAAATTGGTTTCGTTCAGTGCAACAGACTCGCCATTAAATACGGCTGTCGTTCCATTCTCGGTGACAGTGGTGCGATTCTTCTTTGGATCGAGCACATAGAGGGTTGCGCCTGCACCGTATTTGCTGTTGCGGATTTCAAAGCCCGACAGCGGCTCGAACATAAATTCGCGTTGCTTGACGCTACTAAATTCCAAGCGGATGTAAGTAAATAGCGCTTGTTGTGTCTCGCTGCGAACGCCATAGGCATGGGTTAGTGTTGTCCAACTGCTGCTTGTAATGTCACGGTATTTGATCTTGAAGAACGAATAGCGTTCAAACGGAGTCGAAATAGTTCCGCTTTGATACAAAGCACTAACAATTTCAGAAGCCTCTTCGTTTTCAAACGCAGTGCAGTACAGCTCGTCAATCTGCTGATATGTTTTGGTGTCTCTAAAGTTGCAAAGCCCATTTATTCTTGAGCCGAGCGTGGACTTTAAGCCAAGCTCAATCGCGGCGCACGCACGGGTAGTCGAAATGTGAGCGCTTGTGTAACGCAGCAAGTGGCCGCCGGTTGTGGCGACTTCATTGCCGCCCGATCCATCGGAAAGGTAAGTCTCGGATTGCCCTTTTACGTCACCAGCTTTGATTACAGAGAAAAGTGCGGTAACGGTCGTGCCGCCGCTGCCGCCCAAGTCCGCATCAGAAACAAACTCATTGTCAACACTGGTGCAAACGGCAAGCGCGGTCCCAATCTTGTAAAGCTCGCCAACAGTAAGGCGATCGAACCATGCTCTTTGCCTTGAGGCGACAGTTGACGCTACATCTTTGCAGTCGGCCTCACCGCCTGGCTGGTCATCACCTGCGTCGGTGTAATCGTCAAACTGTGTCGCCCAATCGCTGTTGCTGAATAGCTTGTAAGTGATTGTGCTTCCTGCGCTTACACTTTGCTCTGATCCGGTTCCAACTACGCCGCTAAAACTAGAGAACTCAGCGCGATACTTATCCCTTGTGTTCATCTGCTGCCAGTCAACAGGGCAAGTAACGTTTACCCTTGTATCGGCTGTTTGATTCTCAAAAACAGTCCTGACACCCGGCCGGATAACAGGATTAACCTTATACATCAGGTCATTGCCGATTGGTGCATAGACACCAAACGTAGTCTGCGTACTCGGGCGGTTGGATGAACAGAAGTCCGTTTGTTCACTGTCTTCATAAAAGACACTAAACACATCTCCAGTTGTAGTCGTGGAAGACGAGCCACCGCCGTTGACTCGTCGATCTTGTTCGCCACTGCGTCCAAGCACTCGATCGCTTTCAATAATCCGATTACCGTCGGGGCTGAAGTACACCGTGACGCGAGCGCCTTGCTCTGTTGCGGAGCTGCTATCGAAGACATAGCCCTGCAACGTGTTAGAGCCAATCGCGAAGCCAGTCGTGTCGATGCTGCTGACGGTGCCTTCGCCCAGCAGGAACACACCACGCAGCATCTGGCCGCCGCCCAGGCTCAGGATTTGGTTCCACAGCATCGGCATGTTGATCCTGATGCCGCCGTAGTAATCACCGCTGATCAGTTCCCGCTTGGCATAAACGATCGGGATGATGCTGCCGAGTGTGGCAATATCCTGCTGACTGTCGAATCCGTACCGTGGCGCAAACCTGCTGTTGCGAATGATCGGGTCAGTGGTGTCCTGCGTCTGACGTGGTTGGCCTGGCGCTTGGCCGGGTTGCGGTGTTGTCGGCTTGAGTAACGCTGATACCGCCAGCGCACCAAGACCGATGACGAGGTTGGCGATGGCAATGACGGTGGTAATCTCAGCCACCACCGCAGGCTGCGGGCCTTCGGCTGCGCGTTTCCGCACCTCGATCTGAAAGTGACGATACTGCTGTTCCGTCAGACCAAGGATGTCGGCAAGGTAGCGATCAGAAGGCAGCATCATTTGAATTTCCTAAACTCCAGCGGTTTGCAACGATCCAGCGGCATCCACTGCACACCGCGACGGTGATGAACGTGGAGCAAACCACCATCAACAACAACGCCAATTCCAATGGTGCGCTCAGTGGAGAACAAGGTTACCGCGTACTCCTCTGGAGCATCTAACGGTATTGTAAGTTGCTCGTAAACCCGCGCTAACAGGCGATGCCTGCCGCTCTCGGCAAGGTCAAGCCATGTCGGATCAAGCCGTGGATGCGGTGCGCCGGCATCTTCGAGCACGTTCCAGACCATGATCAAGCAATCGGCGCCGATGCCTTTGCGTGGATCAGCACGGAACTTATGCGGTAGTCCGATCCACTGGTGCCACATCAGCTCACCACCAATGCGCCGGATGTTGGCAACGCACCAACCAAGGCGGTGCTCAACGTGCGACGTGGTACCTGCGCCTTGACGGCATCAAGCGGTGAGGTCAGCTTGAGTACCACGCGGCTGGTGTCCATGTCATAGGACGCAACACGCCAGATCTCAGATGCGGCCAGCGCTTCATCAGCAAAGGTAAGCGGATCAAGGCTGACGGTTTTGATCTCCAGCATGTAACGGTTCTGCACCGCTTCGGCGAACAGGTTTACGGAGATCGCATCCGTGCCAGCCACGAGTGATGCGCTGGAGCGTTCGCCGCCGCGAGCGCCACCGCCGGATGAGATGGCGAATGGCGCAAAGCTGTAGGTGACGCCGCTGTACGTCCTGCTTTCGTTGATACTGAAGTTCTGGTACGGCGTGCCGGTGTATGCATCGGCCTGCGTCTTGAAGCGGATGTAATTGACGAATGCGTAAGCGCTCATATCCCGACGCGACTCCTGGCCTTAACGCTATTTTGCAGTGCCGCCAGCGTAAGTGCACGCCCACGTTCAGCAGCCTGCGCCATGCCAGCTTGATGCTGCTCAGCAGTGACGTACTCGACGCCGTTGACCACGGTTGACTCGTACCGAACATCGATCGGGCCAGGATTGCTGATGGCTTGTGCGGTTTCGCGCTCGGCTGCCACAATTGATGCCTGTTCAGCGCTGCGTGTGAACGGCAGCATGACTTCCCGGGTTTCCCGCAGTCGGTCAGCGTAGGAGCGCTCAAGCAAACGCCTTTCGCTTGTGCTTATAGTGTCGTCGCCATTTTTGCCATCAGCGCCTGGTTTAGCAAAGGCCATCGGTGCAGAGCTGGCTTCACGCATCTGCGCTTTCAGCTCTTCGTTGGATGTAATGTTGCCCTGCTGGAATGGGATGAACAACTCAGGCCCGCGTTCGCCGACGATGTAAGGCTCGTTTGCGTTGACGGGGCCGCCGTTGGCGCGTTCCTTAGTACCGAAACCAAGGAAACTGAGGATGCCAGGTGATCCCATAGGGCCGGCCAGTTGATTCAAGCCAAGGTTCAAGAAGAAACTACCAAGCTGGCTAAGCGTATCTCGCAGGATGTTGTTCCAATCAGCCGTGCCATCAATCAATCCATCGATCGCGCCACGTAGCTGATTGCCGATGATTTCACCAGCACCGGCGAGGGCTTCGTTTAGTAGATCAACTTGATTCAGCTGCTCCTCCAATGCAGCGTTGCCACGGATTAAGTTTTCAACCCGCTGAGCTTCTGCTGGGACAAGTCCTCTAGTCGCATTTTCGATTTGGATCATCAGCTCCTCTTCTTGCCTACGGCCATTCAGCTGAGCCTCAAGCAACCTGCGTTGTTCCTGCAAGGGACGAAGTTGATCTTCAAACGCTTTTGCTTTGTCGCTATCCAGCTTGTTCAACTGAGCCAAGACATCCTGCTGACTAAGCAATGTTTCGCTTTGCAGCTTAGCTTCAAGCGCATCACGTTCTGCGTTGTTCGCAGCGCTGGCTTTCAGTCGATCGTAACTGTCAACAAGCTGGAGAAGACGTTCTTCCCCTTGAAGTTTAACCGCAAGAGCTTGATCGCCAGCCAAATCAGCTTCTGCAATTTTCTCTCTAATTCCACGCAGTTTTTCATTTAGCGCAACATCTTGCTGTAAACCACTAATGCGCTCTTGTATGCGCTTTGCTTCATCATTTTTGGCTGCCGCTGCGCCTGCGCCCCTGGCCGCTGCACCGCCGCCGCTTGGATCGCTTAAAGCGTCTAATCGTGCCTTCTCTGCTGCCTTCCGCTTCGCTTCTGCTCGGCGTTCATCGATGGCAGCTTGACGACCACGAGTGCCAGGTGCTGCATTTAGAGTATCAATACCAAACTTTTCACGAACCTCAATAATCTTAATAACTGAGGTGTATTCGCCTTCTAAACCTTCAAGTAGTTTCTTTAATTCTTTAACACGTTTTTCTTGCGCTTGAATTGCACGAGCGTTTGACACTCCCTTATCACGCATTTGATCAAGCTTTCCAGCTGCTTTTTGCAGCTCAACACTTGTTTCTGCAATTTTATTTTTTAATTCTTGTTTTGCGCCCGTCAGGTCGCCAACCATCGTTTCAGACGCATTAAGCAGCTTGTTTAATTTGGCTTGATCTGCGTAATACTTAATAACAACAGCAGAAAGACCAACAAATGCTGCAGCACCCAACGCAATGGGATTTAGCAGTGCTGTCATTGCCCCAGCAAGGCCGCCAGCTCCTAGCTTGTAGGCCACCAATTCAATTAAAGGAGCTGCCGTCTTAAATGCCAATGCAAAGCCACCGACAGCGATGCCGGCGGCGGCAGCGGCGGCGCCAATGTCGCGTATTGGTTTAGGTAGCTCAGATGCAGCCTTCAATGTTGCATTCAGCCCATCAACCAATGGCTGCAAAACAACAATGAACTTATCGCCAATTGCGTTGGTAGTGTTCTCAATGTTGCCGCCTAGCACTTTCATGCTGTCAGAGAATCCGCGCATCTCTTCGCGGACCTGTTCTGTTTTGCCTTGCGAGTTTTCAATCGTTTGAAACATACTGCGGATCTTCTCTTCGCTGCTTGCCAGCAATGCCTGGAATCCGCGTCCCGCTTCTTCACCAAACAATGCCTTGGTTAGCTCAACGCGCTGGCCGACATTTAACTGATCGAGGCTACCCTTAAGCGCAAGAAGTACATCATCAAGTGGTTTAAGGTTGCCTTCTGCATCTAGCACTTGACTGCCTAATGTATCCATCGCTTTGGTCAGCATTGCGCTGCCGCGCGTGATCTCAAACAATTCTTCTTGGCTGCCGGATGCTGCAAGCTGCAGCCGATTCAGGCCGGTTGACAGCGATGTACCAGCTCGGCTGCCGCGGATGCCATTATCTGCAAGAAGGCCAATCGTTGCAGATAGGTCGCCAATGCTGATGCCAAGTGTTCGCGCACCTGGCGCTGCGTAACTCAACGCTTCGCCAAGATCAAGGATTGTCTGGTTTGAACTGTTAGCGGTTTGCACCAACGTGTCAACCACTGATGCGGTATCTGATGTTGCTAGCCCAAATGAACGCAGGCTAGATGATACGATGCTGCCAAGCTGGTCAAATGCAACGCTTGTCGCTTCAGCGCCGGTGACGATGCCCTGCAGTGATTCACTGGTTTCTTTTGCGGTAAAACCAGCGCGACTCAATGATGTAGCAAGCGCTGCCACTTCTGTTGGCGTGCCTGCTGCTGTTGATGCAACCCGCTCGATTGATTGCCGCAGCTGATCTAGATTGCCGCCGCCTTCGATCGCGGCAGCACGACGAAGTTCCTCCTCGAATCCTGCAGCGGTGCGCGTAATTCCCGCCGCAACTCGACCAGCGCCAGCGGTGGCCGCCAGCTTGGTCATGGTGCCAATCAGGCTACGAGCTGCCGTGTCTTGCTTCTTGATCCCTGCCGCTGCCGCCTCAGTGCTGGTGACAAACTGCCCGTTAACCTTTCGCGCTCGACCTGCTGCGTCCGTGAAATACCGCATCCCATTGGCTGCAGTCTTTATCTCACGCCCAGCTTTTGTGGTCGCAGCTGCTGCGCCATTAAGCGACCGATCGACTTCTTTACCGCGATCAGCGATCTGCTTCAGCTTTGCCGGTACACCACGCGAATCAAGGTTGATTGCGACGTTAGCAACTGCGCTCACGGCTGGCGACCACTACCTAGCAGCAGTCTACCGTCGCCGCTTCATCGCTTTCTCGCGTTCTTCATTTCTGCCAGTAAAAAACGCATCCCAGATCAATAGCTCCTCTGGTGTGACTTCTTGATTCAACCGTGCAAGGCTCATGCCAAGTTCTGCTGCAACACAAAGCTGCAGCATGAGCCAGTTATCACGACGCAGGTCAGTCTTTAGCGCTTTTCATGTCTGACTGCTCATCCTCTTGGATCACACCAAGGATCAGCTTTTGGATGTCATCATCACGCACCTCTTCACGCAACTCTGCGATCTGGCCAGCCTGAAACAATCGCTGCCCGTTTTCATCCATCGCTTTATTGACCAGCAAGTTCAAGCCAAATCCATTGGCGTCATCACCGCCTGGCATCTTCTGCGCACGCTCGCGTTCGGACATCGTGAGCGGTGTTGAGTAAAACTCAAACTCAGTGCCGTCGTTCAGATTCACCACACGCTTAGATGGCGTGAAGTTTGCTGCCTTTTTAAGGCGATCCAATGCGGACAGCTTTGCGGTCATGCTCAAAAAATATCCTGTTCGTTGTTACTCTAGCAACAAAAAAACCCCAGCATTGCCAGGGCTTCTCTCCTTCCAGTGACAGCGTATCAGGCGCTGGTGCTGAAGTCAAAGCTGGGAGCGCCAGTCGGGCGGAAGGTGATCTCGACCTGTTGAGCATCATCAGGGTTGATGTTCAGGCTGGCGGTCAGCAGCACAGCATCCATTGCGATGCTGCGGCTCAGGGCTTCGGTGCCTTGCTTGTCGGTGTACAACTTAAAGGCACAACCAACTTGATTCCGCTGCAGCACATCCTCGACCATGCGGTTAGACAACGCGGCATCCTCATCGGTCACATAAACCGTAGCGGAGCCGCTGCCATCAGCGAAACCAGGGATGTAAGCGCGGAATGGAGCATACTGAGTGCCGACCTGGCCGATGGTGGTCACGTCGATTTCAGACCGGCTGATCTCAAAGCTCCAGCTTTGCACCTGCCCGACAGCAGCGTAATCGGCATAGGCCACCTGGAACTCATTAGGAGCATTGGCGGTGCCATCGTCGGTGATGGTGATGGTTGAACCGCCAAGGGTGCCGGACACCTGCAGCACACCGGTGGATGCGGTGTAGCTGATGACGTAGTAGGTGGTGCCTGAGCTGATTCCAGCAGGCAGAGTGCCGGTGCCGGTGCCGCCGGTTTGAGAATTGACAACGCTGAACACCACAGGATCGCCAACCTGCAGATTCAGGTATGGTTGCACCGTGATTTCATCGTCGGTAGTGTTGACGCCAGACTCACCGAACGTGCCGGTGGTCCCTGCGGGCTTGTAGTACAGAGCGCCGGACGTACCGGACAGAACGGTGACGGCCATGGGATTAGAGCAAAGGAATGGCTAGCTCTAGTCTAAATACGCTTCAAAGGTTATGCTCAGTTGCGTCTGCAAGTAAGCCGCTTCTGGCTCTGATGGTGTGATGACACTTGGGCCTGATGCAGCATCGAAGATGATGCTGGATACAGTTTGACGATCAAACAGATCCTTGATGCGTTCGGCGATGGTGTAGTTTGCCGCTGCACCAACACCAACAGGCGTGAATGTATTGACCGTCAGCAATCCGTTTTGCTTGTTGAATCCAGTGCTAGGGCCAATCAGCGTGGCGTAGCTGTTGTCGCCAAACGTAAGCGACACCTGCAGCCACGGCAGGTTGTTTGGCGGAGTAAACGGGACGTTTGGGTAGGCAACGAAATAGGACGGCGCTGATGCCATCTCAGCAGCAATGCGGCCTTCGATAGCAGCGCGGACGTCGTTGTAGGTGCTGCTCATGATTCCCTTGCGATCTTGTCAGCGGCTTTCTTGATGAAGTCCTGCATGTCCTTCTCGACCATGTTAGGGATGTAACCCTTTTGAATCTGGTTACCCTTAGATCGCCATCTGCCATTCCACGATGGCGGCAGGCTGTTGCCGGTCAGCACCGGCTCGACGGCTGGCAGGTTGTTGTGAATGCTGTAGACGTTACCGACCTTTTCCCGCGAGTAGTTGATGCGTTGCGGTGGCAAAATTGAATGAACAGTGCGCTTGTCTTTCTTTTCCTTTGGGTAGCTGTCACTTGCCGGAGCCTCTCCGCCAGGCGCCGAGTTTTCACCGATCTGCCAACTGGCGCGCAGCCTGCCGGTATCAACCGGGCTGGCAGCTTTTACTCTTGCGTCAGTTTCCAGCACTGACGCTCGCAGTAGCTTTTCGAACTGCCCTTCGATGTAGTTCCCGATCTGCGATAGCGGGATGTTGCGCGCCATTGCTATGCCCTCATGATCAGTTCGTAGGTGATTGGTTGGTTGTCCTGCTCAATCGTGGCGATACGGACCACTTGATAGGTGACGCCGCTGATGATGATGCGATCAGCGGTAGTTGGTGCTGCGTTGACATCAGCCGCTGCGATCGTCAGCCTGCGGTCACCGGCTTGGATCAGATCATTAACCTCACGAGCATTGACATCCTCCAGCACGCCTTTGATCGTTACATCAGACGTAACCTCTGATGCCGTGCCGGTTGTTGGGTTGTAAACACCATGCGTTACCGTACGCAACGTGACATCGCCGCCAAACTTGCTCATCAGCTTGGTAGCAACCTTACGTAGTGGTATGGCGAGTGTCATGCAAATACCTCACTAGCAACGATCCTTCCACGCTTCAGAATAATGTCCGTGCTGTTGCTGTGGTTGGCGATCATCAACGAGATCTCATCGCCATCATCCAGCTCGACCATCCAGCTGGTCACCAGCTTGGCCTCTTGCGCACCGCTGCCGGTAAAGGCTCGGCACTCGCTGTTGTCAATCGCCACGCCATTCTTGGCCAGCTTCACGCCCAGGGTTGAGTTGTTCCCATCGGTCGCATCGATACTGCCGTAGATCCTGAACAACTTCGTGCCGCCGCTTGTATTGCGGAGCCCGAAGGTGTCATCAGTGCCAAGCACCATGCCATAGGCAGTGTCAGTGTCTAGCGTTGCCGTCAGGCCGGTGGTGATGTAAGCGCCCTCAGCAGTGATGTCGATTGTGCCGTCTGTCATTTTCGAGCACTGGCCGCGAACCATGATGGCAGCAGCGCCTGATGGCCCAGCCGGGCCAGGTGTCGTGACGACAACGGTGTTAGTAGTTTCGTTGACAATAACGGTTGTCATGGCGCTGTGTACCCCTCAGACACGTAGACGATGCCTTCAAGGTAGTAGTTACGCAAACCGCTTGAATCTTCTAACAGTACGTCATAAAACGCTTCATTCGGGAATGTTGCGGTTTGCGTGTCGGTCAGCGCAATACTGATTTGGCCAGTAGTGCGGTCAGTGTAAGTAACCGCAAAGTCAGCGTATTTTGTGCTGCGGCCGCGATCCCACACCTGCGCGTAAGCAGTCCAGCCGGTTAGGTTTATGTTGGCACCAGCGCTGTCCTTGAACTGCAGCGACAGGTCATAGTCAGCCCTACGCTGCACGGAGATGTTGTGCTGGCCAGGTTGGATGCTCATGGAATCAGTTTACGGCGCCACGTTTTTGTATGGATGCCCAGTGGGGAGGTTGGCGGTGAGTCCTCCGCCGCAATCAGCAACCTACGATCACCAGCTTGCACAAGGTCATTCACCTCCCGTGCATTAACATCCTCAACTACACCCTTCAGTTCTACATCATTGACGCTTTCGCTTGCCGTAGCAGTCACAGGGTCATAGGCACCACTCGTCACCGTGCGAATAATCGCATCACCGCCAAACTTATTAACGACCTTTTCAGCTACCTTTTGAAGCGATTTGCTGAGTATCATAATGCAATTACTTAATAAATGGCAGCACCAGTGCTGCTTGGGCCAGAGCCTCTAGTAGGATTAAAGATCGCGCCTGCTTTGTTTCCTGCGAAAATACGCCCCAGCAATGAAGCGTAATAATCATTGGTCCCGTTATACAAGAAAGATACGGTCCCATTGTTGAGAATAGTGTCGCCAGTATTTACTCTGATGCCGTATGAAGCGTTGTGCATACTGTAAAAATTCGATACTGGCTTAAAGTAAGCAGCCGTATCGATAACTCCTATGTTGTAATTGATTACTCCAATGTATCGAAGCTTGTTACAGTATTCGTTGACAAAAATTCCCGTATCAGTGCCTGAGCCGTGAAATAATATGTTTTGAACATTTACGTTTCTATCGAGTGTAAAGGAGCCTGTAAATTTAGTGGGAAGATACGCTTCAAGCGCGGCCAAGTCATCAGCGAACACACCATTAAATGAAGGCGTAGACCCCCGATTAACGCCTTTGAGCGTAAAATTCTCATCAAAGTTTCGATGATTAGGGATCAATATATCTTGATCGTATGTGCCATCTTCAACTTCGACTGTAATTACAGGGTTATCAACAAGCTCCACTTCTTTGTAAAAGGCCAAAAAGTTGTCCCAAGAGTCAAACTTTCCGTTGATCCTGTCAGTGTAATAACCTGTTGTGCTGATCGTAAAGGTTGTGTTTTCGTTGATGATCCGTTTTCTGAAGATTGGGTTGCCAGGTTGAAAGATCGCCGAGTACCAATAACGCTGGCCCATCTCTACAAGCTGCCTGCGCCCATAATGGTTGCCACCATCGGGGCTCACTGCAGGGCCTATGTTTTCATCGCTTTCAAGATCCTTATGAGGAGCAACAATGAATTTGATAGGATCTTGCGCCATTTGAGCCCGAACCGGATCTATCAGCGTTGCGTAGAGCCCGTTAACACCAGTTGGCCCCCCTTGGCGCACGCCTGATGTCTGCCAAAAGTCCCGAATCATGCCAACCGCTACAGGCGTCGTTTGATCCATCAGAGGATCACCAGCTGTATTGGTGTGGTTTAGAACCTGTGTCCAATAAGCACGAACGTCGTCTAGGTATGTGACAGCCCCTGGGGAGTAGGGAGTGTAAGTTCCAGTTTTGACGTCATTCTCATGGTTCTCGCCGTGCATCCAGACGCAGCCATCAAACCTCGGAATCTGGCTATTCGTAACGTCAGCGGTGAATTTACTCCATATCGCATTGGTGCCTCCGTTTGCGGTTGTCAGCCATTTATCGATGTCTGTCCCGCCTCTTTCGGACATTAAAACGCGAACTTTTCGGCCAGTCTCAAACGCGACTTTTTGCGCTAAATGAAACATCGGACAATTGCGCCCCGGCACGCCTGGCAACTGTGTGGCAGGATCGGTCGCTAACGCATCGCCGTATTGGGCTACTGAAGAATTAAGATCCCACACCTCCCATGCTGTGTTGTATCGATTCCAAATCTCGACCAAATCGCTGGGGTTCTCCCCGTTGATCAGCGTGGCGGAATAATCGTTGCTATGAAAACCAACCAGATTTGACTGACCAGCGCCGAATAGATAAATCTCAGGCAGAGACACAGGCGAGCCGGCGCTATCACCTACCTTGTCAAGACCTGCAGAAAGAAGTGGGTTGTATTGATAAGACATGATCAGCTCCTAGCGACGGTCAACAGGTTGTTGCTGCCGTCGTAAGTCATCGTCAAAGTAGCAACAACCTTTCCGCTAGCGCCGCCGCGCTTAAACATCGTTTGCGTTAAGTTGCCGCCAGTGTACGTGTTTTGGACAAAATCATGCGTCGGGATCTCAAGCCCTTCTCTTGGAACAGCGTCACCGCCGCCGACAGAATACAGAGTCATGAGCGCTTAATAGCGATGTTTCCTGGCCCACTTATTCTAAGCCCTGTCAGGTAACGCTCGACCATTGGCGGAATACGATCAGCGCCAGTAGCGCCGTATTGGTTCGGTGTCACGTCAATGCTGCCGATCTTGACGTTTTTGTAATCCTCCAATCCTGACAGCCCGATGCCATCTTTGTTGTTGTTCAGGTAAACCGCAAGCGTGGCTTGAGCTTCCTTGATCTGTTGCGGGATCTCGGTGTCGGTGAAATAGTCAGTGGTAATGCGGAACGGAAACCCAACCGCATAAGTGTTGATGTATGTATCAGGTTTCCGTACACCAGTGCGCGGCCACTGTAAGGCTTGGGTATCAGTAGCCCTTGCACCTAGATACCGCTCACGATCCAACCGTTGCGTTGCGGTGTAAAGCGCACGATTCTTTTGATCTGTCGTAGCAGTGCCCCACGCCACGACATCATCGTTTTCCACCAAGCCATCAATGATGTCTTGCGCGTCACTCAGCGTCAGGTAACTGTTTGCGTCGGCTGCGTTTGGTGTTGCTACTAGGACGATCGCCATCAGTGATCTCCGGTTGATTCAGTGTAGTTGGCTCTGCCTGAGTGGAAAAAGAGGCTGCCGCCTTAGCAGCAGCCTCACGTTCCCGCAGTCGCCGGAATCCAAACATTCCCATTAGTGGGTGCCGCTGGGCATGGAGTACACGGTAACAGTCTCGGAACCGCTTGCGATGGCGGTAACGCGACCGATGAACTCACGCGTAGATGCAGCAGCAGCAGTGTTGGTGTTGTCTGCATCAAGCGTCACGCCAGTGCCGCCGACAAGGGTCATAGCATGAGTAGCAGCAGCTTGGTTCCGCAGGATGATGCGGAACGTAGTGCCAACACGCACACCGGAACCAAGTTCAGCAACGATCGCAGCTGCCGTGGCAGTGGTCACGTTGCGACCAGCGGTAGGAGTCATCACCACCAGGCTGTTGACCGACTGGGCGGCGGTCAGGGCGGTGGCCTCATCGGAGGCAGCAACCAGCTCAATGCTGGCGTTCATGCGGTCAAAGACCGGTTGCTCCAGTTCAAAGATAGATGCCATTGTTAGTTACCTCAGAAGTTGGAAGTAACAGTGCCACGCACGATACCAATGTTCTTGGTTTCGTACACCTTCGACCAGTTACCAACAGTGGCCAGCTCAGAACGATCTGGGTTGATGGTAGCGCTAGTCCAGCGTGCGCCGACCGGGTGATAGACGTAATGCAGGTCGATCGACATGGCATCGCTCTTAGCGAGGATGTCACGATCGGTTTCGGTTTGCATCGCCAGCTGCTCACCCGAGGCAATAGCGCCCTGGGTGAAGAAGTACACCGGATAATCAGTGCTGGTAGGTGTCAGATCGTCGGACACGATCACACGCATACCCATGTAAACGGGAACCTGCATGTTGCCTTCATATGCCATTGCGGTGGAACCACCGAAGGCGTCGGGCATGGCGGAATCAGCGGTGACGCGTGCCTCAGCAGCGGTCACATAATCAATGGCCTTTCGTTCAACGAGGTCGTAGAACACAGCGCTATGCATCGCAACAGCAGCCAGCTTTTCGCCTTGATCACCCAGCAGGCTACGGGCCTTAGCGACTTGACGGGGGCCAAGGGTTGTAGCGCCGGAGGTGTCGAAACGCAATGCGTTGAACGCAGGGCTGTCGCCACCGGTCAGAGCGCCGAAGCACCCATCAACGCAAGCGATCAGATCTTTCTGGCGTTGGTTGGCGACGTACTCAGCAACTTTGGCGCCGATAGCGGCCATGGGATCGGAACCAGCAGCAAGTGCGGCCAAATCTCTTGCCTCGAAGGCTCTCCCTCGATGCAAAATTACGCCCACTTGCTTGTCGGCTTCAATCTTGCCAGGCGTCAGGCTGGAGCTGTCAGACAGCACCTCAAAATCACCGGAAAGGTTTGCTTTCCAGAAAGGCACTTGGATGGTGTCACCGCCTTCGGTGGCGTTGAGTTCAGTCATCGGTTGCACCACACCGCTAGCCAGGAAGGCATCACGTTGAGTGGTTTGCTCGATGACGTATGGGGTAAAAAGCTCTGGAACGATAATGTCAGAGCGAAGAGTCGCCATGACTAAAATCCTCAAAAGGGTTTACAAAGCGGGCGCAGCCCATATCCCCAGCGCAGCCGGTTGATTAGATCTTAACAGCTGCTTTCAACCTGTCATACAGATCACGATCCGTGCGGAACAATCGTGATTGCTCGGTCAGGTTGAAGGTTTCCTTGGCGAATGGGTTTTTGATACCAGGCGGGATCTCTCCTGATGGTTTGCTGTTGATCGGTGCACCACTGCCCTGCGGCTTAGGTGCTTTCTGCATCCATGCCGGCAGCGTGGCCTTTGCCCATTCGGTGACGGGTGTGCGCTGGTAGCCGTTCACGACGACGACGGTGCCATCGGCCTCGCGTTCGATCTGGTTGCTGTCGAGTTTGGTCTTGAGCACCATGTCAGGGTCATGCACGATGTCGGCCAATGCCGATACAGCAGGCGTCAGCAGCTCTAGCTCGCGGACCTTGGCTTCGAGTTCTGCGATGCGCTGGTCCTTTTGCGCCGTCGCCTCACGGAACTGCTGCTCCAAAGCCTGTCGTGCTTCCTCATATTTTCCCTGCGATTCAAGCTGCTGTTGCTCATGGCTGCGCTTAAAATCAAGGAGTTCTTTGATGTCCACTCCATCGGGCAATGTCTCCGCCATCTTCTCGTATTTGCGGAGTTTACGCTTTTCGTCTGCAAGCTCCTGGTTTTTGCGCTCCAGATTCTGGATGCTGCGTTGCAATGCGTCGATGTCAGCTGACGGCGCTGCTGCTGGCGGTGTGGGTGGTGTTGCTACAGGAGCCGCAGGCTGCTCTGTAGTGGGCTGTGTTTTTTCTTCGGACATAAATAACCCGCAGGGTTAAGTGCAATCTATGCTAACAATAATGGTCACCATTTTGCGCGATCCGCCCAATACGCTGCTGACATCTTCCCTTTGCGGATGTTTGCCGCATGGCGCACTTTGAATGCACGCCGCCTGGCTGCATCGGCTTTGGATTCATCTTTGCGTGGTGGGCTGCCGCTGACGCCTTGCTGCCCGAACCGGATCAGCTTTACCGTGTCGCCTTCTTTGGCAAGCACCGCATGGGATTTGGTCGGATGCTTTGGCGTCCGCTTGGGCTTGTTGTAGCCAGCGAACCTTTCACCGCGATAGTTGATCATCGTCCTCGCCTCGGCGCTGGCCGCAGCTGCGATCTGGTTTTAAGCACGGCATTGCCGGTGGATTCAGATTTGATCCGCACGATCGGGTCATCATCGCTGCCGACGCGGGTCACGGTGCCGCCATTTGGAGTATTGATCGTGGCACGCTTGCCGCCAATACTTGTGATGACACCATAAGTGCGTTTGCCTTGATAGGTCCAGCTCACCCGATCACCGCGTTTCACTTCTTTTTGCCTCCCTTTTTACCCATAGGTTTCTGCGGCTTCTTCGGGCCTTTGTTGTAACCAGGCATGACGGAGTTGCAGCTATCAGCAGTCTACCGTCGGCGTTTTGCGGGTTTGCGCTTACGTGTCATCCCGGCTTGGGAGTAAGCAATAGCAGCTGCTTGTTGCCTGCTGTAGCCTTCTTTGATTAACTTGCGGATGTTTTGAGAAATTGTAAGCTGCGACTTACCTTTTTTCAATGGCACCGTATCGACTCCGCAGCTCATCCAATGTTAGCTCCCGGCCATCCTCGCGGACCAGTTTCGCCATCGCATCACGGGCGCCATGCTTGCGCGCCAGCATCCTGAAATATGGTGCTTTGCTGCCCAGCACTTCCTGCTGTCGTTCTTTACCTTGCTGCAGCAACCACTGGCCGTAACTGGTATCAGAATCAACCATGCCGCCCTTAGCTGCGCGTTTACCAGGCCGCGGCGGATCAAATCCAAGCCCTTCGTAATCAATGACAGGGACTGTCGTTGAACGACATGAAAAATGAAGCGGTGGTGTTGGACCTTTGCCATATTCAAACTCACGGCCATCATTAGCGCGGCAAATTGCAGTCGTGCGGCTGTCAAGTGTTGCGACGTATCTATACTTCTTGGTGATGTCTTGATTGGCTTCATACACCTGCTGTGATGCAGCATTGGCCACTTGATTGATGCTTGTGCGGACGATGCTAGTTACCTGACGGCCGGCCATTTTGGTTGCTTCGCCGCCGGATAATGCGAGTTGCTTGATGGTCTTCGCTTCTTCGCCGAACTCCAACGTGCCACGCAGTTTGCGTGATAGCTCCTGCGTCGTCTCACCCGTCAGCAACGCTTGCCGGACGCTGCTGCTGAACCGCTCCGCTTGCGATTCCGCTAGGCCACGAAATGACTTCTCGACAACACGGCCATTGGGTAATGTGATCATCGCGCCTTTAGGTGCAGTCAAGCTGAATGTTTGCGGTGCGCCCTCAACTGCAGCGAACAGGTCATCCGACAATGCAACCACATTGATCTGTGTCGGGTCAGTGGTCACAACCGACTGCGCAAACTGTGGGCTGATCTCAACGGTGCGGACCATATCCCTGGCACCAGCTGGCAATGCCAGCCGTAGCTGTTCCTCCACAAACTCAGACTGAAGCTCTGCTAAGCCTTGAAGCTCCAATGCGGTGATCTCTGTCGCATCGCCAGCCCATGTCGCAAGGCTGTCTTTTAGTTGCGCCAAGATCGCACGCAACCGCGCGGCTTTGACTGGCGCTCTGGCTTCATTGATCGTTTGCAGTTGATTGACCGCATCGATGATGATGTCGTTGTAAATGTTGATGATGCGCCTGGCAACGCTGTTGCTGTATTGGTTCAGATCGATCGCGTTGCGAAAGATCGTGTCAACATTCGGCGGGATTGTCACTGCTCTACGTGGATGCCAATATCACTTGGGTGGTATTGCGTCTGTACGTCAACCTCTGCACCTTCTTCCAGCGCGCACATCAGCATTTCGTTGAAGTCATCGTAAGCATCATCTGATTCATAGACAGTAACTTCTTCGACTTTGTTATCCCATGATGCACGCAATATGGCGAACACTTCTTCAGGTAGCTTATGACAATACACCGTCACTGGTCCCATGGGTTGCTCATCATCCGATGGGATGAACCACGATGCTGCCCATAGCAATGCGTTGATCATGATTGCGTTGCTTCAAGTTCAGCTTCGATGTCAAAGTCATCACCAAGCACTTCACCTTCAGATAACCGGGTCAGGAATGTTTCCTGCGTTATTGTTCCTGCAGTGTAAACCTGCAGCAATGCCAACACATCCTGCGGTTCCAATCTGGTACCAAGGAAATCGCGGTTCACATAACAGCTGCCAGCTTGCTCTGGTGTGCTGAGAAATTCCGCATGAAATTGCAGGCAGTTGTCGATCATGTCCTGCACATTTTGCGCAATCACCATCATCGTGCTGTCACCTTGACTGCGGTCGATGCGTTTCGCTTCAGCAGTTTCGGCGCTTAGCTTCTGGCCGAGCACTGCCGCAAGACCTAATTCATTGATCTGCGATGCAATCTGATCCAACCGCTTGAATTGATAGTCGAAGCTCTTGCCACCTGGCTCGATGTACTCCGCACGACCTTCGGATGGAAAGGCGATGGCTTCACCCGGTCCGGCTGATACCTCCTCAGCGCTTGACGGGAAACCATAAAATGCCAGCATCGGCACCGCTGAAATGTGCAGCTGATTGTCGAGATCAGATTGCACCTGATAGGTCTTCAGGTTTAACTCAGCGATGTCCTGCAGCGGTGGCCGCGACTCCATGTAACCAACGCGATCGGAATAGGCAACCGAAAACGGGATCCGATCAAGCGTTGTTGTGCCTTCATCATGCAGCTTAAAGTCGCCAGTGTCATCGTCTTTGCGATGCAGTTCATACGCGCCAGGCGTCAACACACGCACCTGCTCGACTGCTTTCTCGCCATAATCGCTATCGGGTTCAGTGATCACTTCCCGTAACCGCAGCTGCGTTAGCTTTTGCGCGCCGTCTTCGAGTTCAATGCGCCAGCCGAGGATGTCCCTGGGTGAATACGCAATCCAGTACGGCCTACCGCCATCTTGCGGTGCATCAACAAGCACACCGACATGCCCGTAGCGGATCATCGTGCGGGCGGTTTCGTAGCACCAGGTATTCAGATCATTGCCCTGCAAGTCAACGTCAAACAACTGCTCGCGGATCGTGTCGCCGGTGTCGTTGAGCCGGACCGGCTTCCGCGTCAGCATCCCGGCCAGCATCCGCTCAATGCGGACCAAGTACGGTGGGCATACGCTACGCACAAGACGGGCATCGTAAGATTCATCAAGCTCGCGTGGCTCCTGCGGAAGATAGGTGCGATGCCTCCGCCTCATCGAAACAGTGCCTCCGACGAGATCCTCGATCAGGATCCAGGCCGGCTCCATTGCGTGCCACGCCGCGCATGGGTCATCGACTTTGGTGACGGCGCGTTTGGCGATTGGCCGGTCGTAATGGCGAAACCCGGAGTACATCTGCGACGCTGCGTTGATTGCAGTCTACCGGCAGATAACTAGCAGAAGCACCTTACCCAGGTTGATCAATCAATCCAGTCACCAAGCGCTGCGAGCTTAGCCTCCTCTTCAAGCGTGACGGCCGCCCAGTCGAGGACGTACCTTTCCTGCTCCCACAACCAAGCCGCTACCTCGCGGATCGCGGCGCGGGCTTCATGTGCGCAGACGTTGGGATGTATCGCTGCAGCCACCCGCTTCACCAGCGAACTATCAGGAATTTCCGGCGGATGGTTGGGCTTGGCGGCAGCCTCCAGCGCCTTGATCCTGTCGCGCAGTTCGAGAATAGTGGAGAACTCAGTGTGATGACTCATCCACTCAATACGAGCCCATTGCTCAGCCGTTGCACTATGCTGTTCAGCCATAAATCTTCTCCTTGAGTTGTGCAATGGTTCCATTGTTGACGATCACATGATGAGGGATGATGTCTTCCAATCCGCCTTCGCTGCTGTGGTCTCCGCTGTAGGTGACACCAGGGCGTTCGATGCGCCATAGCTCACCGCCGAGGTCGCGAATCATCGCGGCTTCATTCGAAAACCGCACATCATCGATCACGACGGATCCGCCATTGTCCATGATGCGTTGCGCCTCGGCGCGAGCGATCATCACCCAGAAATCTGGGTGGATGCAAGCCCTGCCCCATTCGGTGCCGAGCGTTTGCATCATGTGGCGCGCTGATACGCCAAGCTCGGGGATGATGGCTTCTTTGTCTGTGTAGATGTAATGAAAGCCCGGAAGCCCGAGGTCGTCGAGCATGTTCCACACAGCACGCTTAAGCGGCGCTGCAAATGACACGCGCTGATGCTCGATGAAGAGATTAGCTGCGGTGGTCTTACCGCAGCCCGGTGCAGGGCTGTAAAGCCCGATGAGACGGGGGAGAGTCATTCGCCTTCCTCCACCCCGAGGTCATAGATCAGATCATGCAGGTGATCGAAGAACGGATAATCCTCCCGCTCTTCTTCGGTGGTCAGCTCGTGTAGCTGCGCGGCCAATGCGGCCAGCTGCTGTTGTCTATTCATCGGTGGGTGGTGGTGACTGGTGGCATTATGACCCAGCAGTGCAGTGCTGCGTCGTGTAGTGTGACACTCCCGCTAATGGTCTGCAGAAAAGCCCGGCGGTGAGCCGGGCGATGGTCGGCGTTGTGGGGATCAGCCGTCGTGAGAAGTGAAAGTCTCGGCTTCCCAGGATTTGACGCCGAAGGTGCGCTTGCCTTTCCACTCTTTGTTCAGGTGCTCAGCAGCGGTTTCAGCAGCTTCACGGGTCAAATAAACCATGCCGATGGAGATGCCGTTGCTGGTGACGGAGTGGTGAGTGGACTGGGTGGTGAAGGTGATCATTTGCTTGTGTGTGTGGTGCCCTCTCGGGCTTGAACTAATTATCGGGCCATGGTGCAACCTGCTCAACCATGCTTGTGCAGGTTGCTGGATTGGTTGCCGGGGTATGGATCACGCCACAACGTGCCCTGTATTTACGCGTCACGCGCTGTTGTATTGCAGGCTCCCCGGCAGGGGCTCAAGCCTCTGCCAGTGCGTAGAGGGCACTCTTGATGTCTTGGCGCTTGTAGTTCTCGGCAGCTTCAGCAACAGAGCGGAAGGTCTTGCCGTAGCTGAGGCGGCGGCTGCCATTCTGCTTGATGTAGACGGTGCATTGACCGTTAGCGGTGCTGACCTCAACAGTGTTGCCCTTTTCAGTGGTAAGGGTGAAGAAGGTGCCGTTGTTGGTGGTTTCGATCAGGGTCATTTGTCTGTGTGTGGTGCCCTCTCGGGCTTGTTCATATTATTGGGTATGCCCAGGGGTATTGTCAACCACTGGGCCCAGGTGATCAGAGGTTGAAGATGATGGCGTTGGTCTTGTCAAAGCCGATGCGGTCAACCAAGACGTCGATATAGGCATCGATAGCAGCTTGTGCGCCGACGTGATAGATCGCGACAAAGCCAGCAATCAGGTCTTCGTTGTTGAGCTGGTTGGCTTTGGCGGTGAAGGCTGCGGTGTCGAAGGTCATTTGTCTGTGTGTGGTGGGGTCTCCCCCTGACTCCTTAAGTATGCACCAGCTAATCTCTGCTTTGCCGCGTTGTGTGCAGGTTTTGCAGCTGGCTCAGTAAAGCCTGATTCCCGTGCCGCGGCCTGCCTGCTTGTGCAGCATGGAGAAGTCGCGATGCAGCCAATAACCTAGGCAGTCGTTGAGATGGTCGAAGCCAGACTGCTTATCGGGCAGATCGGTCTTCTCGTCCCAGCATTGCAGCTCCAGGCATTCGATCAGCTTGGCGCAGCCTTGCCACACCTGCAGCCGGTTCCGGCCTTTGCCGTTTTCCAGCATCGCTTGCACGTTGTTCACGCGATCACGGATCGGCGGGTTGGATTGCGGCGATTGGTTGCTGATGTCATACGACTCCAGGATCTGAATGTCAGTGCGGGTTGCATTAGTGCTGCGGTTGTTGCCGCTGGCGTCTGGATATCCGTAAACCTTGTGCTTCGGGTAACGCCTGCGGATCTCAGCTGCTAGTGCATCGGTGTCTTTCATGCCGGTCACTTCATCTACCACAACGGCGCGTTCACCTTTACGAATGCCGATCACGGCATTGGTGTTGCCAACGTTAAAGTCAATACCGATGCGCAGCGATTCGCGGCTGATGTCCGGTTGTTCGCTGAATACATGCTTGCTGCGATCGAAGCGATCATAAACGCTGCCAGTGGCGAGATTGACAAACTCTCCGAGAAGATAGCTTTTCAGTAATGTTGGATCGTAATTTGCTTCAAGGCGTTCCACGAAATCCGCAGGAAGATGCGGGTTGTCCGTGGTTTTCATCTTGATCAGCCTTCGGTCACTGCGCGCTTTAGCTTCATCGCTGGCGAATGTCTTCCAGAGGAACCTAAAACCCTCAGGCGTTGATGCAGCGCCAAACTGCCGCACATTACCAGATCGCAATCGACCGAGGATTTTCGGGAATGCGCGATCAGCGATACTTGGCGTTACGGTATCGATCTCGTCGGCCAGTACCCATGCAAGATTCAAGCCAATGATGCGCGACCAATTCTCGAAGCTACGACACAGAATCTTCGTATCGCCTCCCGGTAAGTGCAGGACATATTCAGGCAATGGTGATGCTCTGAAGGTATATGGGATGCCGTAATTTTCAAGGAAGCTGTCGAAATCGGTCTGCCAGATGTCACGAATCAATGGGCCAGTTGGCTCCATCACCGTACCGATGAATCCTTGATTGGCCGCGGCTAGTGTCACCGCCTTGGCGCATAATGCTCTGGTTTTGCCAGCGCCATAACCAGCACTGACGCCAATGATCTCAGTGCTGCTATCGGTTACGAAATCCAGCTGCCCAGGATGCAGGTCACTATGGATCTGTTGCAATGTGGCGTCGAGGTCAAAGTCTTCGGCTCGATCGAGTACCGCAACCTGCAGCTCCGCAAGCCGTGCAAAGATCGCGTTACCTTTCCTCATCAGCTGGCAGCAACTGCTGACCGGTTTTTGCTTGGATACGCAATAGCACCATACGTTCCTGATCTGGTGTTAAACCGGCCTCTGCGATTGCAGCAACAGCTGCTTCGATACCTTCCGCGCGTGCACGTGTCACGGCTGCATTATCGCTGTAATGTTTGCGGTATGCCGGTGCATGTGTGAGCAACCATTGCGCGTCTTTGGTTTCTCCTTTATCAGCAGATTCTGCGATTTTACTTACTAACCTCAGACCACCTGCGGCACGTCCTTCATTAACAGCCTGTAAAAGTCGTACCTCAAGGTCAGTGGGATTGTTGTGGGTTTTTGCGTTTTTTATCCACTTATTCAGCGCCTCATAACTAACACCAACAGCAGACGCGATGTGCTCTAACGGCGCGCCAAACTCAGCGAGAAAGCGCACCTTATTGATGACTTCATCGTTGAGTTTGTAGTGACGACGCGCTAGTTTCATGAATTGATTTTAGCAGTTGCTTACGTTTTTCATCGATCAGGTGCATACTGCTGACGTAAGTCGTGGCAGTGATGGCAAGATTGACCTGGTACGTGCCATCGGGTTGTAGCACGTACCAGAATCGCTCGGGCATCAGGACTTCACCTGAACAGGCATAACTAAGTAAATATTAACAACATCATCAGGATCTGCAATCACCACGGGTGTGGTGCTGGTGTTAGCGCGGATCTGCAGCTGACTGCCAGTGAAGCCTTTGACGCCATCGAGCAGGTAGTGCACGTTGGCGGCGATGTCAGGCAGTTCACCATCAACCGCGATGGATTCCGCACCGCTGCTGGTTTCGGTTTCAGCAGTGAGCTTGCCATCAGTGAGCCTGACCACGGAGTTGTGGCTGTCAGCGATGACAGCAACGCGTTCCAATGCACGCAGGAAAGCAACGCGGTCAATGGTTGCGGTGTAGTCAAACCGTTCGGGAACTAGCTGCGCAACGTTGGGGTAAGTGCCGGTCAGGACCCTGCTGGTGATGGTGGTGTCACCTGCGGTGAAGCTGACGTGAGCATCATCGCTGGCAACGGTGACGGGTTCGCGCAATAACGCCATGGCGCGTGCGGGAACAGTGAGCGCCATGGCTGGTGTGTCGCTGTCAACGGATCGCATCACAAGGCGATGGCCATCGGTTGCGGTAAGGCTGCACGCTGCACCATCGCAGACGACGCGTACACCTTGCAGGATGGCTTTGGACTCATCCGTGGAGGATGCAGGCAGCACCGCCGGCAGTACACCTTGCAGCGCCATGCAAGCACCTGTGGCGGCTTCCAGTGTCGGCAGGTCAGGAAAATCGTCCGCAGCGTCACACGAGAGGCTGTAGGAGCCGCTTGTGGATGCAATGGTGCAGCGATAACCATCATCAGCGGTGGCGACCGTCAGAGCGCCATCAAGGCGGCTTGTGATCTCCGATAGCAGTCGATGCGGAATGACGATGCTGCCGGGTGTATCGACGCTGGCGGTGATGACGGTCGTGATACCAAGCTCTAGGTCGTAACCAGTGATCGTGAGGTTGCCATCGTCTGTAGCGGTGAGTAGCGCACCAGCGAGCACTTTATGAGTGCGGCCATTGCCGATTGCACGTGAGATTGTTTTGAGTGCTGACGAAAGATCAGCCTGCGATGCGATGAATTTCATTAACAACAAATGCGGTAACAGTTTCAACTTGTCTGCGGTTGAGGTCGCCATTCATACGACGCGCCACAGCCGAGACTAGGCGATGGTACTCCGCCGTAGTGAGACGTGCAAGGGCGCGATCACGGATGAACGCCGATCGGGTCTTGCCAACAGCTGCGGCTTGCTGGTCCAGGTGTTGTAAATCATCAGCATGAAATTTGACCTCGGTTCTAATCATCAATGGAGCTGTGAACGGCTGAATGGTAGCAGAACGGCGCCGTCCAACCTGTTTTCAGGGGTTAGGACGGTGAGACGCCTTGCTATCACTGGTTTTGTCTATCCGTCCTACTAACCTAACCTACTAACTAAAGTATGCTTAAAAGAGGGGGAAGGGGAGCGTTAGGAAACTCTTGGACGCTAAGGAGGACGGGACGACGGTAGGACGGCCAAAACGCCAGTCATGCCAATAGGTCTGGGCGTCCAACCGCCTAGTTGGACGTTTTGTAGTGCCATCTGCGCCGCCCTGATGACTCACGACGCTTCACGAGGCCCAAATCCTTGAGGATGGACCCAACCTGCATTTGATCCGCACGGGTCTGACGCTCGACCGGCTTCTTGATGCCATGCGTTAAGACCTCTTCAATCGTCAATACATCTGTACATTTACGACGGGCAAGATACTCCTGTATTGGTGCACGCCAAGGCGAATCAACAACGTAGTTGGTATTCTCTTCATTGACCATATTCTCCATGGTTTGCGGTAAACGATTGGTCTCATTGTTCTGGTATGCGTTAACAGCAGCGGACCAGATCGCATCGCGTTCCAGCAGCAGCGCTGCGGTGTTGATTTGATTCGTCTGCGTCTTGGTTGTGGGTATGACCCAGAAGCGACGGTTGCCGGTTTCATCAACCAAGAACCCAGCGGTTTTGTTTGTTGTACCGACAATGATTCCACGGCGCGGGAATGACTCAACGGCTTTACCGTATGGCACACGCAGTAAATCAACGCCTTGAGATAAGAAGGCTTTTACTTGCCCTGCGTGCTTACGATTTGTGATGTGATCAAGTTCTGCCCACTCCATAATCCAGGAGCGGTGTAGCACCATGATGTCATCTTTAGTGCTGATGTCACCTAAAGCATCGCTAAAAAACTGCCCACCGAGACACTGCCAGAAGCTGGATTTGTAAGCACCTTGATCACCCATGAGTACACATGCGGTGTCGTGTTTGCAGCCTGGGTTGAATGCACGAGCTACAGCACCGATCAAGGTGCGTTTCAGCATCTCGTCATAGATCGTTGGTTCTTCACTGGTTGCCTCATCTTCAGGCCGCAGGTAAGTGGTCGCCAGTCGATCGATGTAGGTTGGCTCGACATTGGCGGCAACATATTCGAGGTATTGCCGCACTGGGTCGTATTGGTTCTCATTGGCGACTTGGACCAGGCAATCGATCGCTAGCTCTTTGGAAACTTTGAAACCCATCTCAGCAAGCCTGAGGTAATACCGATCAGCGCCTTCGACGGGTTTGCCGTTGACTTCAATCTCCTGAGTGAAGAGGTTGTATTTGATGTCACGGATTTTGTCCCGTAGCAAGATCAACAACTCAGCTGCTTCGAGCTTGGATGGCTTGTCGAGCGTTGGTGCTGGGATGCGGCTGCCATCGCTGTCGTCATCGCCATCACTACTACCACCAGCAGTGGCCATCACAGGCGGCAGCACTTGCACTAACCGCTGCCGTGGTGACTGCCAGCCATCTTTTTTAGCCATCTCACCAAGGGTGCCAAGCGTGATGCCGGACTTCTTGAAGCTGCGCCATTTGCGCTGGCAGTCACTGGGTTTGTTCTTGGCAGATTGCGCGGACCACTGCTCCCAATCATCTAGTAATGAGTCATCACCGACGCTGTGCAGCGCCATACCAACCTGTATCCAATCGTCATAGTCATCAGCCCGCGCTGCGCTGAGTACTGCAAGGAATGACCGCGCGCGATTGGAATCGCTGTCACCTGACGGCAACGCAAGCTGCGACCGCTGCGCGACGGGCACCGGCTGCGGCTTTGGCTTGAGCATTTTCTCGATGAGACACAGCGGCGCCTCGGCTATGTCTCGATCGCCGGGGCCGTGGCCTTTCACCCAGAAGTAACCATTGGTCAAAGGGTGCGCGCCGGCTACTACTGACTGGCAGCCATTCCATCGCAGCTCGATCTGTTCGGCTTTACCTTCATCATCAATGACGCCGGTCTTGAACTTACGCGTGGCGATGCTGTCCCGATACTCCTCGGGTACGCGATAAATGATCTGCATCCGGCCATCACGACCGGACTTGACCACCCAGCTGCGTGGCAGCGATGAAAGCGGGCAACCCCAATTAGCGAGCAAGGTGCTGGCGGATTTGCCGTCGTGATCCAAGAACAGCAAACCACCGGAATGGACACCGCAACACACGCCGATAGCGCGAGCGCGCCCGGATTCCAACTCAGCGGTGAGGGTTTCTTTTGTGAGCGGGTTGTTCTGCCAGCCGTCTTGATATGGCCGTTTCTTGCCATCAACGGCGACAAAACCCCAATCATCCGGCAAGCGGGAGAGTTCTTGTATCAGGTTCACGCGTGCTCCTGCTGCTGTATCGCTTGCTGCAATAGCACTCTGATGGCGGCATTGCGGGAGAGGGTTTTGCCACGCCAGGCATCAAGCCAGCGCAGCTGCTCAGGCGTGAGCCGAAGCGGAATGGGGCGAGCTAACGGCATGTGGGACCGGCCATGCCTTGCCATTGTATCCCATTGTGATACGATGGCAAGGCACACGCTGCTATGCAGTGACCTATGGAAACAATGCCATGCCCTAAATGCGGGGCCGAGAGTCCGTTCAGGCTGCGATCTGATACGCAGCATTACGGCGAGATCCGCTGCGCTGTCCACGGCCACCGCTGGATTGCCAAGCCATCAGACCAGAAAACAGCAAGGCGGAAGGTCAACCCTGACTTGTTCGAGCTGGTGCCTGAGGGTATGCGTGATTTCTGCTGGACATGCCTACGGAACCGACAGCTACTTAAAAGCCTGCGGCCAGCGGTGGTGCTACAAGCGCATCACATCATCGAGGTGCAGCATGGCGGCGAAGACACGCGCGATAACGTGCAGATCGTTTGTGCTGAATGCCATTCGGCCATTCACCGCACCAGAGAAGCATTTGGGCGTTACAACCACCCTGCAAACCGTCACACGACACAGCGACACACGGCTGAGCAGCGTGCATAATTATCCCAGTCACCACCCACTGACATGACCATCACCGAAGCGCACAAAATGGGAATCGCCGCCCACATGGCTGGCATTGCTTGTCCCGCTCACGATCGCAATTTCCTTGCCGCGGCGGTCAAAACAGGCCAATTCAAGCCTCTGGCTGAAGCTTGGATTCACGGCAAAACCATTGCTCACCTTGCCGCCGGCGCCGCACCCGAAACTCCCAGCGTTCAGCGCCTGATGGAAATCCTGGCCGCCTAACCCACACGCGCACCGTCATCAATCATCTTTTCTAAACCATGCTTACCAAAAACTTTCAAAAACTTCAATCTGAAGTTGCCTCTCATGTTGAGGCAGATAAAGTAGCTCAAGACAGTTATCAAACATGCTTTATTGGCTGTTTAGCCAAGAAGCGAAATGACCCTGAATTTATCCAGTCTGAGTACGGCATACCACTAGCGGTTTCCCGAATCGCGGAAGCAATTTTTGAGGGCCTTCCTGCAGCAGAAGCGCCGCTGTTTTTTGCGGCTTTCCCGGCTGCTGTTGGATGCGATGGCAAAGACCTGACCCGAGTGGTTTGGCAGTTTTTGGCTGCTGAATTGCGTTCACTGCCTGCAGCGCCGGATAACGTTCAGACTGTGATCGACTCCGTGATTGCAGGGATGGACCGCCTGGCAAGCGGTTTGGAGTGGAAAGAAGCAGAAGCAACGGCAAGCATGGCGCAGGTGATGCCGTGGTTAAGCGCGATAGCGGCGATAGCGGCGGATACGGCGGCGATAGCGGCGAGAGCGGCGGATGCGGCGGCGACGAGAGCGGCGGATGCGACGAGAGCGGCGGCGAGGTTGGCCGATGCCCCTCTCTGTCAGCGCGATTTGCTGCTAAAGCTCATCAAAGAAGCTCCAGTTGTATGACCATCCCCAGCGGCCAGCCGGAGCCGCACCCAATCCGGCAACACCACCACCCACTGACCGCCATGAGAGCATTGATCATTGCCGCTGCTGCCTTAGCAGTGGCCACACCATCGCGAGCGTTGCCGTTATGGGCAGAGTCCGTCGCGCAATCTGAATGCGAGTATTACGCCATGGGCGTTGGCTTCCCTAAAGCGTTGCGGCAAGCGCTCCGCGACAATAGCCATTGGAGTGATGAGATTAAAGAGGCTGGCTTCGACATCGCAGCAAAGGCGATCATGGTGGCTACGTTTGACCGTTGCCGTGAATTGCAGCAAGACGCCTACAAAGCCAGCAAGGGGAGCGCAATCTGATGGACAACACATTGCTAGGGCGCTGCACCGTAGCGTTTCAGGAAGGCCTTAACGGCACTGACTACCCAGCGCATACGCAACGCGCGCAACGTGCTGGTGTCGCTGAGGTGCTGCTGCATCTTTCGGCGGAGATCACCGTGCTACGCCAAACCGAGCCGCGGCTGACTGCGCATGAGATCAGCACCTGGCTGGTGCAGCAAGTCGAACCGGAGGTGGTGGGGTGAGTGTTAGCTATGAGGAGTTCCTGGAGCGCAAGCTCCACACCGGAGCTGATCACGGCTTTGAGCCGGTGTTTATGCCAGATCAGCTGTTCGACTTCCAGCAAGCTCTCGTGCAGTGGGCTGTGCGGAAAGGTCGCGCTGCGATCTTTGCCGATTGCGGTCTGGGCAAGACGGCAATGCAGCTGACCTGGGCTCAGAACGTGGCGCAGCACACCGACCGACCGGTGCTGATCTTGACGCCGCTGGCCGTGGCTGCGCAGACCATCCGCGAGGGCGAGAAGTTCGGGATTGAATGCCACCGATCCAGTGACGGCAGCGTCCCTGGGCGGATCGTGATCACCAACTACGAGCGGCTGTCAGCGTTCAAACCTGCCGACTTTGCCGGAGTGGTCTGCGATGAGTCGAGCATCCTGAAATCGTTTGATGGTTCAAGGCGCAATGAGATTACTGATTTCATGCGCAAGGTGCCATACCGACTGCTAGCAACTGCTACCGCTGCGCCTAACGATTTCATCGAACTCGGCACCAGCAGCGAAGCGCTTGGCTACATGGGCCACATGGACATGCTGGCTCGATTCTTCAAAAATGACCAGAACAACCTCACCAGTCGCCGTATGTATGGCGAAGCTCCTAAGTGGCGCTTCAAAGGTCATGCGGAGATTCCGTTTTGGCGATGGGTGACCAGCTGGGCGCGCGCCTGCCGCAAGCCATCTGACCTTGGTTTTGATGATGGCCGTTTTGTATTGCCGGAATTGATCGAGCGTGATCACTTGATCGAGTCATCAACCGTTGCGGAAGGAATGCTTTTTGCTATTCCAGCCACAGACCTACGCGAGCAACGCGCTGAGAAGAAACGCACTGTTGCTGAGCGATGCGAGATGGTTGCCAGCATGGTCGCCAATACCGGCCAAGCCGCCCTCGTGTGGTGTCATCTCAACGAAGAAGGCGATCTACTGCAAAAACTGATTCCTGATTCTGTGCAGGTATCTGGCAAAGATAAAGATGCTGCAAAGGAGCAAAGGCTGATTGATTTCGCAGAAGGCAAAACCCGCGTGTTGATCACTAAGCCAAAAATTGGCGCGTGGGGTTTGAATTTTCAAATCTGTAATCACATCACCTACTTCCCATCCCATAGCTTCGAGCAGTATTACCAATCGGTTCGGCGTTGCTGGCGGTTCGGTCAAAAGCGACCGGTAACGGTTGACATTGTATTAACCGAAGGTGAGCGCCGGATCATAGAAAACCTAAACCGAAAGCGGCAACAGGCCGAACAAATGTTCGCCAACCTTGTCGCCGAAATGAACAACTCGCTCAGCATTGAGCGCAAACAGTACAACACCAAAACAGTGGAGCTTCCATCATGGCTGTGATCAATGATCGCTACGCAATCTACAACGGCGACTGCATTGAAGTAATGCAAGACCTGCCGGACGAAAGCATTCATTTTTCAATCTATTCACCACCGTTTGCTGGATTGTATGTTTACAGCTCAAATGAGCGTGACATCAGCAACTGCCGCGACTATGACCAATTCATGGATCATTACGGCTTTGTGATTCAAGAACTGCACAGGTTGACGATGCCTGGCCGACTGACCGCTGTGCATTGCACTGACATTCCAACTGGCAACAGCGGTCAAGATGCGCTACTGGATCTACCGGGCAAGATCATCGAGCTGCATCAAAAGCTGGGCTGGCATTTTGTGGCACGTCATACGATTTGGAAAGAGCCGCTGTGGGTGCGAAATCGCACGATGGTTAAGAATCTTGCGCACAAAACAATCGTTGATGATGCTGCTTATGCCGGCGTTGCATCTGCTGATTATTTGCTGGTTTTTCGCCGCAGTGGCAGCAATCCAATACCAATCGCAAATACTACCGGCCTTGACCACTACGCAGGCGAATGCCCTATTCCGCAAGAACTACATGGGTATCGCAACTGGAAAGGCAAGCAAACCGAAAATAGGTTCAGCCATTGGATCTGGCGCAGATACGCATCATCGATTTGGGATGACATCAACATGGGCCGAGTGTTGCCATTCAGGGATAGCAAAGATCCTGATGATGAAAAACACGTTCACCCGTTGCAGTTGGATGTGATCGATCGGGCAATTTGCTTGCGATCTAATCCAGGCGAAACCGTGCTTACGCCCTTCATGGGTGTTGGGTCTGAGGTTTACGGTGCTGTATCGCTTGGTCGCCGTGGTATTGGCATTGAGTTGAAGGAAAGCTATTACAAGCAAGCGATCAAGAACATGGAGATCGCAGTTGAATCAACCCGAGAACCAGGTCAAGTCGAGATTGCGGGACTCGATGACCTATGACCATCCAACTCCGGCCATACCAGCAGCAACTAGTGAATGAGATCCGTGGGCAGTACCAACTGGGGCGCCGCAGCGTCCTAGCGGTGTTGCCGACCGGTGCTGGCAAGACTGTTTGCTTTAGCCACATTGCGCAGGAAGCTGCCCGCAAAGGCAACCGCGTCTGCATCCTTGTCCATCGCGCTGAGCTGCTGGAACAGGCCAGCAATAGCCTCAGGCGGATGGATGTGCGGCATGGGTTGATCGCCGCCAATCGCAGCATGGACCTAAGCCATGCGGTGCAGGTAGCAAGCGTGCAAACATTGGCACGCCGGCTGCATAAGTTACCGCGTGATTTTTTCCAGCTGTTGGTGGTTGATGAGGCGCATCACTCCAATGCAGGCACCTGGGCAAAAGTGATCAGCCACTTTGCATCCGCCAAGTTGTTAGGTGTCACTGCAACTCCGGTTCGCGGCGATGGCCGCGGCCTTGGGGAGTGGTATCAGTCAATGGTGGAAGGTCCGTCTTCGAAGTGGTTGACTGATAACGGCTTCCTTGCGAGCGCTCGTGTGTTGGCACCGCCTGGGTTTGATGCCAGCGGACTGCGTAAGCGGATGGGTGATTTTGACACCAAACAAGCCGAGCAACGCGTCACCACGATCATGGGCGATTGCTGCAGCCACTACAAAAAGCACCTAAGCGGCAGGACTGCGATTGCGTTTTGCTGCTCCGTTGCCCATGCCGAAGCGGTGGCGGCATTGTTCATCAGCCAGGGCATCGCCGCGGCCAGCATTGATGGCAGCATGAGCAATGACTGCAGGCGAGATCTACTGCAGGCACTGGAATCTGGCCGGTTGAAGGTGTTGACCAGCTGCGCATTGATCGGTGAAGGCGTGGATGTGCCAAGTGTCGGCGGTTGCATCCTGCTACGGCCAACGCAATCGGTGAGCCTGCATCTGCAGATGATCGGTCGGTGCCTCAGACCAGCACCGGACAAATCACCGGCAGTGGTGCTCGATCATGTCGGCAACACGCTCAGGCTTGGCCACCACCTGGAGGAACGCGAATGGAGCTTGGATGGCGTGAAGAAACGCGACCGCGAAGCAGCGCCTAGCGTCAAGGTATGCCCAAAATGCTTTGCGGCAATGGCCAGCCGCGCAAGCCGCTGCGATGAATGCGGCCATGAGTTTGCACCGGAACGGCGTGAGTTGGAGACGGTTGACGGTGAGCTGGTGGAACTGCAGCAACGCGAGCGCCGCCGCGAACAGGGATCAGCGCAGAGCCTGCAGGAGCTGATTGACCTCGGCCACAAGCGTGGCTACAAGAATCCTGCAGCATGGGCGCGGTACGTGATCGCCGCACGGCAAACCAAGGGGCAATGGAGCCGGGTTAGGTGACACCCGCCAAACCGGCACGCAACAGGGCGCAACAGGGCCACTAGGAGCGATGATTACATCAGTCGCAACCCGGACATGACCACTGCCACCGCTCCTCGCAAGGCCCACAACGCAACGGTTACTTGCCCTTTCTGCAACGGCACCGGCAAGCTGCCGCATTACAGCCACGTGCAGAACGGCGACTGCTTCGCCTGTGGCGCTACCGGCAAGTTGCGTGACCTGAACGCCTTTATCGGCAACTGCTCGGATGTGGTGCTGACCGTATGGGTCAACAACGGCCGGTTCAGTGGCGCCGAACTGCGCCGGCGAACTTGGAAAACTGTTCAGATGAGCGTTGCTCCGTATCGCGGCAAGGAGTGGGGCCGCGACAGCTATTACCGCGCGATCGACAACGTGGAAGAAGCCCGCGAGATCTGGCGCAATGCCAAGCGACTGGGCATCATCACCGAGCTAGTGGACTGATCCCACCACCGCCCGCCGGAGCGCATCCGGCAGCCATCACCACCCGCTGCCTGCCATGACCACACCGACACTGCCCACGATCCATCTCAACGGCACTGGCGCCGATAACCTTTGCCAGGAGTATTGCGCTGTACGCAAGGCGGTCGCCGCTGCCGCTGATGCGCTGCAAGCCGCAACGTGCAATGCACGCGACTTCTACCCGCAGGAGCCTGGCAACTGGGAGAAAGCACGCGCGGAACGCGCTCGTATGTTCGAGCTGCTGCAGCAGGTCAGCGACTACGCAGAGCATTGGGAGATGCACGCCATGGATCACCACCGCAGCTGAGCCACCCTGCAAACCGGCACGCAACAGGGCGCAACAGGGCGGCCAGCTGCAATGATTACATCAGTCACCACCCACGACTCATGTCCACCGCTCCTCTGCTGTCCATCGGCACCTTTGGTACTCACGTCATTGGTGGCTCCAAGGGCTACTCTTTCGCCGGCACCGTGCCCACTGGCATCAAGCAAGGCGGTTACGCCAGCGAGCGGGATGCGATCAAAGCATTCGCTGGCTGGTTCATCGATCAGGATGTGGAGTTCAAACGCGCCCACGTTGCTGATCTTCGCTGGGATGTCTTCGAGCTAGTGCTCACCGCCGCCTGAAGCCACCCACCGCCCCTCAGCTGAGGGGTTTTTTAATGGCTGCCGATACGCTGCAGTGATCACCCACGCATCTCATGCCAAGCGAGCAGCAGATACAGCAGCAGATCCGCCTGAGCTGCAGCCGCGGCTCGGTGCGGTTGCATCGCAATAACACCGGCACGCTGCGGGATCAGCACGGCAGACCCGTGAGCTTCGGACTGGCCAAAGGCAGCAGCGATCTGATCGGCTGGACCACACGCACGATCACGCCGGAGATGATCGGGCAGCAGGTGGCGGTATTCACCAGCATCGAGGTAAAAAGTGCTGCAGGTCGCGTCCGGCCAGAACAACAGCAATGGATTCATGCAGTGCAGGCAGCAGGCGGCATCGCCGGCGTGGCACGCAGCGTGGAGGATGCGCAGCAGCTGATCAGTGCCGATCCGCAAGCTGACGCCACTTAACTTGATAGCACGCCTCATTGATGAGCACCTATGAACGTCCAAGAACAACAATCCCGCGCGGATTACATGAATGCGCTGTATGAAGACTCAGGCCGCACCAATGGTCTGTTTACCGGCTTGTATGCCGAGCGGATGCAGCAGCTGATGATGATCGACCGCAGCGAGCGGCTGCAATGTGCCACCCGCCAAACCGGCACCCGGTAAGTCGCAGCATGGCGGTGCATGGGTGACAATTGCATCAGTCACCACCCCGGAGCGCCACATGAAAATCACCGCCATCAAAATCCGCCGCTCCTGGGTACTGGCCAGCGGCCAGTACGTTCTCCCAGGCAAATTCAGAACGGAGGCCGCCGCCCTGGAGGCCCTGGCAGAGAAGCCCAGTTTCTACGAGTATTGGGCCGGCTCTACCGCCCCT